GATGGGCGTAAAAAGTTGGATGGAGCAAAATAATATCACCAAGGAGGTGATGCGGGCTGATGAGCTGCTCCCGCTGCTTAAGAAAACGAATGCCTACGGAGTGGAGAAATTTGAGAAATTGGTAAAGTTTTAAAAAAAGATATTATGGCAAATCAATCAGAATACGATAAAGTGAGAGCTTACCTTCTTTCTGGAAATAAGCTTACCCATAAGAAATGTGAAAGGTTATTTAATGTCTCCAGACTTGCTGTAGTAGTGGAAAGAATGAGGAAGAGTGGCATTAAGGTGGTAACCGAAATGATCACTACTCCAGTTAGCAAAAAGAAGATAGGAGAGTATTATGTCGAAAATAAAACCTAGTCTCATAAGAAGGGCCACATGGAAGAAAAAATGGTTCTATTTACCTGATACCGATGAATGGTTTTCTCCATCCCAAATAAGAAGACTTGTTCATTTAGAATATAAAATAGGGAGATTCATTCTTCGCTATCCAAGAGAAATGTTAATTAACTATAACAAATGAGAATACCTAAAAATATAGTTTTAGTAAAGCTGGAGAAGAAATCAGAGAATGAATACGTTTTCGGAAACGGACATGTAATTCACCTGATGGTAGAACTCGATGCTCACAAAGATGGGTCTTACAACCCTAATAATTATGTAAGGATTTTCGGAGAAGTGGTAGCTATACCAGACAGGCTCGGCAAAGGAGGAAAAGATGAGTCCGAGCCTGTGGTATGGTTTAATGATGCCCCTAAATATATAGATTCAATTGTGGAAGAGGTGCAGGTGGGAGATAGGATCTACTTCTATTACACCCAGATAAGTGAGCATAACATTCTTGAATGGGAGGGAGGTCTTTATTATAAAGTTCCCTATACTCAAATTATTTGTGCCATCAGGAAGGATGAAATGATCATGATCGGAGGACATATTCTACTAAAACCATACTATGGAGAAGGAATAGTAGAAGAAAATATAACTGGACATAGAGTGTTCGGTAAAATGACTTCATTTGGTGTTTTCATGCCTATAGCTAAGCCGGAAGAAAGGAAGGGCATCGTTGCCCATGTAGGAACTCCACTTATTGGAGATGAGGTTAATTTAACTGTAGGGGATCTTTGTTATTTCCCAGTAAATTATGATGTTAAGACTACCATAGAAGGAACCGAATATTATACAATGCGCCAACACGAAATACTTTGTACTTTATGAGAAAACCTATCCTTACAATACTTGCACTATATGTAGCCTTATGGCTGTCAGTCTTGATCAGCAGTTGTGTTAAGTCTGGTCATAAGCATCAACCATGGCACAATGGATCTTCTAATCTTGGGGGGAAGCCATACAAGAAATGAAGATATGGTTCAACATGCCTTGGTCTCAAGAAAAGAACATTGGGAAGGCTTACAATGAGTTTATGGAACTTCTCCTAGAAGAAGACTATGCTTGCTTCTGCGATGGAGATACGATGTTCATGACAAGTAACTATGGTAGTCAATTATATGACATAGTTAATAAATATCCAGAATGTGGAATATTTACCTGTAAGACCAATCGAATTGGTTGTATTTACCAGAGAGAGCCTGAGATGTGGTGGGAGAATAACATTCTAATGCACGATGAGAAAGCTGCTCTATTAAGCATTGAAAAATATGATCAGGTAAAAGACATTACTGCATTTGGGACTGACGATCCTATGGGAGGCGTAATGATCCTAATATCCAAAATAGCTTGGAGAACTATCGGAGGATTTAAAGATGGTATGCTTGGAGTAGACAATGATATTCACTGGAAGGCCATAGCTAAGGGAGAGAAAGTTTATATGATGGAAGGAGTTTATCTTTTCCACAAATACAGAAATGGATATGCTAAAAATAATCAACATTTAAGATAAAATGACAGATAAAGATAAAAAAACAAACAACCCTTATGCTTTTCCTATTGTATTACAAAATGATGATTTTAACCCAGGAATGACTCTTAGAGATTATTTCGCAGGACAGGCAATGAAAGCTTTGATTAACAAAACGCTAAATGACGCTGTTAGTAACCATGGCACACAATACCAAGATGAAATTGCGAATGACGCATTTAAAATTGCCGATGCTATGTTAAGACAAAGAGAAATTAATTACTAATGAAAATAATCTTCACTGCCATCATCGGCAATTATGATCGCCTTAAAGAACCAGTAGTATATACTCCAGGATGGGAATATATCTGCTTCACAGATACTCCTGACCTAGTTTCTGAAGTATGGACTATTGTAGATATTAGCGATCATCCAGCACTCCAAGGATTAGATGATATTCGGAAAGCTAGATACATAAAAATAAACTTTCATAAATTCATAAAGGCAGAATATTCTATTTGGCACGATGCCTCAATGTGGATCATGTGTAACTTAGATGAATTCTGGTCGAATTATTATCACAATCAATTTACTATACTTCAGCATCCAGATAGGAACTGTGCTTACAATGAAGTAACAGCCTGCATGAGACTCAGGAAGGATAGCAATGAGGTTATGACCAAACAGATGAACTTCTACTGGAAACAGGGGTTTCCAATGAATATAGGACTTGCTGCAAGCGGAATAATTCTTAGAAAAAGAAACAAATATACTATAGAATTCTGCGAGAACTGGTTTGATGAAATAAGAAGACATTCTACTCGCGACCAACTGAGTTTTAATTACACCGCATGGTATAATGAATTTAATTTCTCATACATACCATTCTACACAATATTTAGTCACTTCATGTTAAATAAACACAATGCAAGACCAATTACACAAGATAGAGTTAAAGGCTGAAGAGCGCCCCCAAAGATTTGATGTCATTAATGGACTTATCAAGTCCATGGGATATAAAAGGTACTTAGAGATAGGTGTTCAAAATGGCGAGTGCTTCAAGAGAATTGAATGCGAATATAAGGTAGGAGTAGATCCTTCCGAATATTCTAAAGCTACAATATTCCAGACTTCAAATCAATTTTTCAATGATAATATTGAAATGTTTGATATTATTTTCTTGGATGGACTTCATGAAAAAGAACAAGTATTGATGGATATTCAGAATTCTCTTAAGTTCCTTAAGGCCAATGGCACTGTAGTATTACATGATTGCAACCCAGAATCAGTAGAAGCACAAACAGTTCCGCGTATGAATAAAGTATGGAATGGCGATGTTTGGAAAGCTTGGGTAACTCTTAGAAGAAGGGAACCGTTTCTTGATATGTGTGTGCTAAACATGGATCATGGCATTGGTCTTCTTAAGCCGGGGAAACAAAATCTGATAGATTATACTGAAGAATCAGAACGGGCTCTGCATACTAAAGTCGATTACTTTGATCTAAATGACGATGCAACAGAAAAAGGATGGGAAGAATTCAACAAGGAATGCTATGAAGCTCTTGATCGAAACAGAAAAGAATGGCTCAATCTAACAACAGAGATTACACTTAAATACGATACCTATGAATCTGGAAGTAGCAATATTGATCATTAGTATTTCAACAGTGCTTTATATAGCTTTCATTATAAGCAACAAAGAGCATTATAAATTGTACAGAAAATGGAAAGGCGGCATCTGGTATCAATATGAATGGCCAGAAATCCCTTACAGATACTGGACCCAAGAAATTCAACCATTGGACAAACACATAAAAACTGAAAACTATGATCCACGCCAAGGAAGCCCAGCTATTATATGACCTCTCGATTAACAGTGACTTATTTCTTATCGATTCACTGATAAGAAATGCTGCCTGTAATGGCCTCAAGCAAATAAAATATAATGTAGCGGATATCGCCAGCCATCATAGATATATCGATATCATGCTAGATAGTGGATATATGGTAAAATCAAGTAAGACAGAAGCTGAAATAACTATTTCATGGGAGTAAAGGATAATCATAGCTTGGCCATGGTAGCGCTCATGATACATGTTCACCAAGCCTCCAACTGGGCACTTGTATTAAAAGATCGGGTAACAGGAGAAATGAAGTTTCGACTTAATGGAGGGCTAGGTCATTTTAATAAATTATGCAATGACCTTGAGAAAAATGCAGACGAAAGTTTAAATGATCTTTATGATCGCGGAAACACTATTGATCGTCTCTTATCCTTATCCATGGATGACCCTAAAAAATATAATGAAATAATTGATCTGATACAGATGCACTTAAATAACGAACTTACTATACTAGATCAGAAACCTTAGTTTTATTGAATTATTATTGTATATTTAAATGATGAAAATAGCTGTAGTAACTGTTAATATTGGAGAAATAGATGATGTGAGGCCTATTCCATCACAGAGTGTAGGATATGATTACTTCTGCTTTACAGATAGCAATCTTCCATTTCCAATGAGTGGGCTTGATAATAGAATGAAGTCCAAATACCTAAAGACTCAGCTCCATAGAATACTTCCAGATTACGATATGTACATCTACTTAGATGGTAGAGTAGAGGTGGTATCAGAAGGGTTCGTAAAAGAATTCGCTGATGCTATCGAGCAGGAGGCTGAAATAGTTTGCTGTGCTCATAATGATCGCGATAATGTCTATGAGGAAATAGAGTATATTGTAAACGCTATCGAAGACGGAAAGGAATATCTTAAAGTTAGGTACGGTCACCAAGACCTCCAATCAGAAGCTGATTTCTTCAGAAGAGAAAATGTTCCTAATGATTGTAGGCTTTTAAGGGCTACAGTATTTGGGATTGGAAATAATTATCATACCAACAAGGTAATGGATGAGTGGTGGGCCAAGTGTTGCCAATTTACCAACTTCGATCAGGCCATGTTTTCATACATAGTATGGCTACATTTCAATGGGAAGAAAAGCGTTAAGTTAATTGAGGCTGACAATGAATTCTTCCAATATAATAAACACATAAAAATAGCATGATAAACATATCTACGGAGCAGGCTTTTGGAATAATAATGAGTCACCTAAATAGGAAGCTCCCATTCTGTCTAACCAGATTTGGTGATGGAGAAGCGATGTTCCTAAAAGGAGATAAAGATCAGGTTGACTTCGTAATGAAGAGGCAACTTGGATTTGTTCCGGATTACAAGGAACTTCAACTAATCACTAAGAACTTGATGGATACTTATCATCTTAGTGATATGATTGGAGTTTCTACTCAAAGACATATTGAGAAGAAAGATTTCTGGGCTGAAGTTATTACTATCATTAACGAGACTGGTATTTATGCTTCAGTTGATCACTACTGTAGTATCGACATTCACTATGACTTCCTGAAAGGCGGGTACTATGATATGATGCTTCAGGACACTGATGAGCTATACTACATATCTTGCCGTAACCTTGATCAGGAATTAAAAGATCACTTCAATATAAAAGAAGTTCATTCATTTATCATTCCTCCAGAAATGGCTTTCGAGTCTTCTTATGAAGGAGATAGGCACTACCCTGATGCTTTTCTAAAAGCTTCCGATTGGATAAGACAACATGGCAATGAAGGCAAACTACTTCTTGTAGGTGGTGGTATTGTTGGAAAGGCTTATTGTGCCAAGTGGGCAATGGAAGGTGGAGTTGCTATTGACATAGGCTCTATCTTCGATGAATTTGCAGGAAGAGTTACCAGGGGGCAAGGAAGAGGAGTGGATGTTTACGATGAAACCAGAAAAATATAATGGAAAAAATATATTCAAGGGTCAAGCCTGATGCGCTTCTTCATATAATCGTGAAGAAAAAAGATTTTATCGACGGCAGACAAGACATTATTGATGCTGATCAATTTCTTCAGTGTTCAATGCTTGGCCTAAACAAAGGAAAAACATTCGCTCCGCACGAACATATTTGGAAAGATGGGCCACAAAGAGTTATTGCTCAAGAGTCCTGGGTGTGCATACATGGAAGCGTTAAGTGTATATTCTATGACCTTGACGCATCTGTAATAGCCGAAAGAATTATAGAAGCTGGCGATGCTTCATTTACATTGCATGGTGGGCACAATTATGAATGTCTTGAAGACAATAGTTTGATCTTCGAAATGAAAACGGGGCCATATTTAGGACAAGAATTAGACAAAGTTTTTATATGAAGGTAATAGTAACAACATCAAATCGCTATGTCCATTTATTGCCCGTGTTCTGTCACTTATTCAATACCTTCTGGGGTAAGGATCAGCAAGTAGAAATAGTAGGATATAAAACACCTACATGCGAACTTCCTGACAACTTCACATTTGTATCTCTTGGAGAACAGATAGGAGGACCGGAGAATTTCAGTACAGACCTTCGCGCATACTTTGAGCTACAGGATCAATATGTAATTTGGTGTATGGAAGATTCGTTTTTTAAGGCCCCGGTAAACCATAGAAACATACGCTTGGCCACTCAATTAGCCATCGATGGTATGGGAGATCCAATAGGAAGAATAGGATTAACTAACGATAACTATAAACAATACGATGAATTATATGGCGTAGTTGACTATGTGAACATTTATAAGACTCCACAAAAATCGGAATACCGTCTATCTACTCAGCCAGCTATATGGAATCGCGACTATCTATTGAGATACATGACTCCAGGATTAAACCCTTGGCAGTTTGAGTGTCAGGAGAAAGTAGAAGATGAATTCTTAAACTTATGTTTAGAAAAGAATGAAGCTCCGATCGTATTCAATGAAGGAGTCCGCAAGTGGGATCTGTATGCCCTGAACTTAGAAGGTATACCAGAAGAAGTTATTAATGAAATGAAAGAACTGGAGATATTATGAAGCTACATATTGGCTGCGGTGCGCGTGATTTTGGAAAAGGATGGCTTCATGTTGATGGCGGTAACTTCCCTCATGTAAAAAGCAATGATATTTATTGCATGAATTTACCTCCTGAATGTGCTGATGTAATATACGCATCTCATCTTATTGCCTATCTTTCAGAAGGAGAGATGCAAAAGGCATTGTATTATTGGATGCAAGTGCTTAAACCAGGAGGAATATTAAGATTAGCTACACCAGACTTTGATGCACTTGCCGAGATATACGTATGGACTCATAGTATAAAAATGATTGAAGGTCCGCTATACGGAAAAATGAAAATGGGAGACAAGACTATATATCACAAAAAGGTTTATGACTTCAACTCTCTGGCTACCGTGCTTCATAAAGCTGGATTTAAAGATACAAGACTCTACAACTGGAGAGAGACTGAACATGCTCACATAGATGATCACAGCCAAGCATATATGCTTCCAGATAGAGATAAAGAAAAAGGAACACTAATTAGCCTAAATGTAGAGTGTGTCAAATAGCTTGCGGTGTACAATTTGCGGTTGCCACTCCAGCGAAAAAGATTGGAGCAAAGAAGAAGTTACATGTTCGGTATGTGGACATCATGAAGCGATAAAGTGTCCATTCTGCGAAGAAATATTTGACATATCATATATACAAGACCATGAAAAAAGAGTGCAAATGAAGGAGATTTCAAAAGAGTACATTAAAGAATTAATAGGACACGATCAATGTTTCGTGCTTGATGTAGGATGTTATACTGGTTCCGATGGAGCTGAAATAGCAGAGCTAATGCCAAAGTGCGAAGTAGTTTGCTTTGAAGCTGATCCGCGCTCACAACAACTTTTCGATAAGTTCAATGGCAATAATAAAAAGATGATTCTTTATCCTATGGCCATGGGAAATGTAGATGGCCCTATAGACTTTTATCCAAGCTATAGTGATACTCGCAGGCACTTCGACTTCCAGGAAAGCTGGTCAGCTAGTGGCTCTACTAAGAAGGCCAAGGAGCATCTTAACTTATTCCCTGATGTGGAGTTTAATGGATCAATAAAGGTTGCTTGCGTTAGACTTGATACTTGGTATGCCTTTCATGCCTTTCCTCGTCCCATAGACTTCGCATGGGTAGACCTTAATGGATCAGAAGAAGATTTTATTTTAGGAGGGATAAATACACTGAGCAATCATACTCGGTTCTTATACATAGAATTCAGCGATAAGGAATTATATGAAGGACAGATTACTAAAAAGAAAATCTTGGAAATGCTTCCTAATTTTATTCTTATTGATATATTCAATCTAGGCGATAACTTTGGAAATCTTCTACTTAAAAATATTAAGATATGAACTTTGAAGTAGTAGAAGAATTTGAGAAAAAGATAGCCGAATTCTTTGGAGCTCCGTTCGCTGTGGCGGTGGACAGTTGTACGCACGGTCTGGAACTTTGCTTAAGATTTATGAATGCTCGTCACATGGTTTGCCCTAAAAATACTTATTTATCTGTACCAATGTTGGCTAAAAAAATAGGTATTCAACTAACTTTTATTGATAGGGCATGGATAGATTATTATTGGATATCTGGAGATATAGCTGATGCTGCCGTACTATGGAAAAGAGATTCATATATTAATAATAGTTTTATGTGTATCAGTTTTCAGTATCAAAAACATTTAAGTTTAGGGCGTGGTGGAATGATACTTTGCCCTACTAAAGAATGGGCTGATACTCTAAAGAAAATGTCATACGACGGGAGGATTCCTAATATTCCATGGAGAGATCAAGATGTCAAAATCCAAGGTTATCATTATTATATGACTCCAGAAACCGCAGCGCTAGGACTACAGAAGCTTCCAGAAGCAATAGCAACAGAACCAAGAAAATGGTCAGTAGAGAACTGGCCCGACCTAACCCAGATGACAATATTCAAATGAAGAAAGTATTAATTACAGGCGCGGGAGGCCAGACGGCCTCGTATCTTGCTGAATATTTATTATCCCTTGGAGGATTTAAAGTATTTGGAATGATACGAAGAAATAGCACTCCAGAGAATCAGGAGAATAGAATATCGCATCTTGAAGATAGGATAACTACCTTCTACGGAGACCTTACTGATCCAGCTTCAATCGATATGATACTGAAAGCGGTAAAACCAGATTACATTTTTAATCTGGCGGCACAGTCTCATGTTCGTATAAGCTACGACATCCCATCTTATACTGTACAGGCTAATGCTCTTGGCGTTCTTAATTTATTAGAATCGATGCGCGTTAATTGTCCCAAGGCGAGACTACTACAGGCATCATCTAGTGAGATGTTTGGCGATAGCGTAGATGAAGATGGATACCAAAGAGAGAGTACCCACATGACACCAGTCTCTCCTTATGGATGCAGTAAACTATTCGCTTACTCTTTGATCAGAAATTATCGCATAGCCTATAAGTTGCATCTCTGTAATTCCATCTGCTTTAACCATGAGTCTCCGCGCAGGGGATCAAATTTCGTTACCAACAAAGTAGTAAAGGCTGCAGTAAGAATTAAACTTGGACTTCAGGATAAATTGGAACTTGGCAATATGGATAGTTATCGGGACTGGGGCCATGCGAAAGATTACTGTATAGATCTTGATACGAAAATACTTACTACCAATGGATTTAAATTTAGACATGAAATAAGTATAGGCGATACAATTATAAACTATAATACAGATATTAATCGCTGGGAGAGGGATACGATTGACGATATATATGATATTGAACATATCGGAGATATGTTTTTATTTAAGGGGAATCTTTTTGAATTTAGATGTTCACCTAATCATAGATTGTTTTATCAGCATAAAACTACAGCAAGTAAAAACTGGAGCAAGAACAAAGAAATTTCAGCTAGGGAATTTCACGATATGATAAATGATTTATCCAAAAGAGGTAGATACAATTACCGTTTGATTGGGATACAAGAGATTGAATCTGTTGAAGATTTTGACATACCTGATAATATGTTAAAGTTGATGGGATATATTATATCCGAAGGATGTCTTAGTAAAAGTAAAAAAATAGGAGGAGGCACCAATCTAAGTGTTAGTCAATCCAAGAAAAAATATTACGTTGATTTAAAGAAATGTATTGATGATATTGGATTGCTGTATAGAGAAAGAATTAGAATAGATGAGGTGTCTGAATTTATTTTTGATGCTGTATCCAGAGAAAAGGTATTAACTTATTTTGATGGATTTGATATACATGAATTACCAAACTTTATATATCGTCTTTCAAAAAGACAACTACAAATATTGTTTACTTCTATGATGAATGGAGATGGATGCTGGTCGGCAATGAAGTACACTACTATTAGATACTCTATTGCTACTAAGTTTCAGGATCTGTGTGCATTAATTGGCTTATTAACAAAAATTAGGAGAAGAAAAAGTGGCATATATGATATACAAATTTTTTCTAAAGCTAAAAACAGCACCTATAATTATGTTACAGAATCTGTAGTAGAAAAACAGCAGGAAGAAAATTTATGGTGTATAAAGAGTCATAAAAATGGTACTATAATTACTAAAAAAGAAGGGCATGGTATATTTTCTTCTGGTAACTGCCGCGCGATGCTCATGATTATTATCCAGGAAGAGCCATCTGATTACGTGGTATCTACCGGAGAAACCCGATCAGTAAGAGAGATGTGCGATTATGTTTTTAGTAAACTCGATCTTGATTACACTAACTACATAGTGCAGAATCCTAAATTCCTGCGGCCTCAAGAACTTCCATATCTAAAGGGGGACTCCAGCAGGATAAGAAGAAAAGGATGGAAGCCTACTTACACCTTCGAGACCATGCTAGATGAGATGATAGGTTACTGGGAATCAGTGTATAAAGAAAAACTTTAAGTCTTTATTGTTTTATTGAATTATTATTGTACCTTTGAAATACAATGAAGAAACTGTATAATCAAGGCAAGAATATATTAATAGATCCATCCAATGTAGAGGTGTGGAGGATGGTTGGATTTGTGATTCTTTTATTACTGTCAGTTACAGTAACGCTCACTTGGTTCGCGCATGAAATCATAAAAATTATTTACGATCAGAACGGGGACGGATTTAAAATCCTGATGAACTATATAGGCACCTTGTGCTATGTAGTGGTAATAACATGCCTGGTTGTCTATGGGAATATTAAGATCTACCGGATGGTGAAGTATAACTTAATTAAATTCAAGAAAAATATACATTAATGAGCGAAGACATCATAAAAATCGAAGAAGTAAGTCATGAGGTAATTTATCAACAAGATAAAGCCCAGATAGATACTCAAATTGCTACAGCAAAGGCATACCCCCGAAATATCAAGCGGTCTATGGAAAACGCGCTGGCCATTGTTACTATTGACAAGGAGACTGCGGCTACTTGTAACTATTCTCTTCCGCGCGGAGGTAAGGCTATTTCTGGTCCATCTACTCACTTAGCGAAGATCCTTTCTCAGACATGGGGGAATATGAGAGTAGAATCCAAAGTAGTATCTATTGATGCCACGCACATTACTTCCCAAGGCGTAGCCTTTGATCTTGAAAATAACTTGGCCATCAAGGTAGAAGTAAAAAGATCAATTACTGGCAAATCAGGACGCTTCAATGATGATATGATCACTGTTACCGGTAATGCTGCTAACTCAATTGCTGCACGTAATGCTATCCTGTCTGTAATACCAAGAGCGATTGTAGACAAGGTTTACAATGCAGCAAAACAGGTTCTTACTGGAGACGTATCGGATAAGACTAAATTGATCGCTAGGAGAAAACAAGTATTTGACGGACTTAAGGATGCCTATCAGGTAACTGAAGCAGAAATATTAAATGCTGTTGGGAAAGCTTCTATTGACCATATTGTCCCTGATGACCTTGTTGTTCTTATTGGCATAGGGACTTCGATCAAAGATGGTGAGATTAGTGTTGAAAATGCTTTCAGACCAAAGTCAAATCCAATTAAAGCCACTGAAGAGCAGAAATCAGAAGCCAAAAATAATGCAGCAAGTCTATTTGGAGATAAAAATCCTACCGGAGAAGTTAAATAATGGGATTCTTTGATGATAATGAGGAGTGGAAACGCCAGAGGTTGCATAAGTTTACCTCCAGCAAGATAAATCTTCTTACTCACGCAGGTAAAAAAGGAGAATACTTTGGTGTTCAAGCTAAAAAATACATCCGACAGGTACGCGGAGAGATTATAACACTAGAAATACCAGAAGAAATAACCGGAATCCGCGCAATGGAGTGGGGTCACATGTATGAAGGGGAAGCCATATCGGACTTTATAGAACAAACCGGGTTCCACGTGGAACATTTTGGGAATAATAATCCTAAATTCTTCCCTCATCCTATTTGGCCTCAGTTTGCTGGCGGTAGTCCTGATGGAATGGCCGAAGATGGATCTTTTATAGTAGAAGTAAAGTGTCCATCGTGGGCTGTTCATGATGAATACTTCGAATTGAAAGATTGGCAAGCTTTTAAAGATTGCGAACCTGATTATTATGGTCAAGTTCAATTTAATATGAGGTGCGCTGGAGTTAAAAATGGTTACTTCATTAGCTACCATCCACTACCTAAGTTTGATGACTTTAAAAGAAAGATTATACCCATTCCATACGACCAAGCATATCTTGATAATTTAGAGGAAAGACTTGAAAAGGCTATAGAAATGCTAAATGATGGAATTTGGGGACCACTATTTGACAAATGGAATAACTCATGAACATTTACAAGATTAATACACGCGAAGGAGCGGTCATTTTCCAAAAGGGAACAAGTGAAGACTCTGCTATTTATAAAGCTGACTTATCCTGGTCACAAATAGAAGAAAATGGAATAAGGAAACTCGATGCTGAAGAACAAGAGATGTATCGGGAATGGGAAGAAAGACAGGAGGCAGAGAATGAGTGATGATAACAAAACTGATATGCATTGGACCGAAGCATGGTGTAAAATGTTTACTCAACCAGGATTTGTGTGGCCTTATGACAAACCCATTACAATATATAATGGCATAGATAGGAATGTTAACTCCATAATCCCAGAACATCTAAATAAAAAACCATTAACCCAATCAGAATGTTTTATGAAACAAGAAAAAAAGATAATAGGGTATAAGGCTCCGAAGATACTCTTCTCTGGAGATATACAAGTTGGAGACCTATATAATGTATCGAAAGTTGGGACAAATGGATGCTTCCCTAAAGAGAAAGGGACGAATTATACTTATTATCTTCCCAAAGAAATTGTAGAAACATGGGAACCGGTCTACGAAGAAGAAAAGTATGAGAAGGGTAAGTGGTATTATGTAAATATTGCTGGTCACACAGCTATTGTTAGATTTGAAAAACACGATGGATATCAATGGTGGTATTCAGAAAAATATGGAGAAGAAAGTGTCCTAGAAAGACAACGAGATTGGTTTGATGTGAACAATGTTCAGTGCTTAGCCACCATAGAAGAAATAGAATCTCATCTAATAGCTGAAGCTAAAAGAAGAGGGTTTGTGGAGGGGGTGTATTTTCACCCTATGTATTCTAACAGAAGGGAAGTAGCTAGTAATCTTACATATAAGATAAAGAATGAATTTAGTTATCACATAATGAGTGATACATTATGCAATGGTGGTAATATTTATAGCGGAGGGACGTGGGCTGAAATAGTAAAGAATCATCTTCCGGAAATAGGAGGTTACAAAGGAAAGATTGATGGAGATCATGTTATCTACGGATGTAATGATCAATACAAATATCACAAATCATATATTAAAAACATGTTAATTAGCATGTCACTACTTCAGGTGGAAAGCGTGAATCATATCTCTGGTCGAACTGTATCAAGATCAGAGCTAGAAGAAATACTACAAGCATTTGATAAGTAAATTTGGGTCCATGGAGATAAGAGTATCTTTTGCCGGAACTTTGAAGACACTGCATCATAAATATAGTTTACCCAGATCTTTCTATAAGGGCTATAGTTTGATAAACTGCTCCATGGAGTAAGGAAGGTTGTTGATTATCCTTCCCAAGTCATTGGCAGAATGCGTGTAAGGCTTAATTTTAAATTGAAATGTATGAGATTAAATCTTGAATTATTAACTGCAACTACAGGCCAGAGTTCATGAAATTAATCGCAACTTAACTAACTGAGCGTAGCTCGAAAATATTTTAACTATGGAACATCTTCATCCAGTAGCCCAAGTGGTTGCAATAATATGTATTGCAGTATGTGTATTAGGAGTATTATGGTTAATGAGTAAGGGGGTAGAGTGATATGGACAATAAATACTACACCCCTAAAATAGAGGAATTCCATGTGGGGTTTGAATATGAGCGCTACGACTTTGTGAATTGGAACAAAGGGATTCTAACTATTGAAGACCTATTCTCTGGGTCAATGGAACATGGCTCTGCGTTAGTGAGTGCTATTGGATGTGGTCATATCAGGGTAAAGTACCTGGACATAGAAGACTGTGTGAGCTTAGGGTGGACACACAACAGGCATGATTTTGAACATATCATGGGTAATTATTTTACTAAAGATGACTATTCCTTCAGTATCAAAGATGACTGTCCATTAAGTATTCAGCAAAGATATGGCGACAGTTGTAAATTTCTTTTCAATGGAACAGTAAAGAACAAATCAGAACTTAAAAGACTCATGGAGCAATTAGGGATATGACAAACGAAGAAATCATCGAGGGGAATAAGATCATAGCGGAGTTTATGCAGCATCCAGAAGGATATGATGAACATGGCGTATGGCAGAAACTTGCTTATCATTCTTCTTGGGATTGGCTCATGCCAGTAGTAGAGAAAATAGAGAGTCTAGGGTATTTGGTTAGAATTGAATTGGACTGGTGTATGATACCCAATTTAGATGAAAACGGGCATCCTAGTCACTATACAATTCTCATGAGAAATTTAAATAGTCTTGGCAATCCAGGAAAGTTGCTTAATACCTATAAAGCAGTAGTCGAGTTTTGTAAATGGCATAAAGAACAAGGGATATGAAAGTGTGGAAATGGATAAAACAACTTCCTTATATAGCTCGATGGCAAGAAAAAAGAAGGGTAAGAGCTATGAAAAGGCTGTTCGTAGCAAAATTCAGAGAAACATACCAAACATTTCACCCTTGGCACGGAGCATACGATGACCATAAAAGAAGAAATGAACACCGAAAGTACAATAATGAAAAACATAACCCATAAAAACCGCTTCCCAGGAGTAGACATAACCATATTCTCCCAAAACATCTCTGCCATCATCCGCGCAAAGAGATGGAGCAAAAAGGAAGCAGCTATCGTCTTCGGGTATCCAAACACCCACCGCCTATACGATCTTACTGCAGGAAATCAATATCCTCAGCTAGAAGAACTAATTCAAATGTCAAACATCCTTGAGATATCAATAGATACTCTGGTTAAACAAAGGTTAAAATAATGCCAAAATTCACAAATCTTGACCAATTCGATCTACTGAAGATATACCTCGATCTATATTGCCTTCACCTATCATGGGCAACCATAGATAACTTCAAGATAAACAGACATGGATTTGAAGCTAATTTCCCCTCATTTGAAGAGACCCAAAAGATAACAGTACATTACAATGGGACCAAATGGAAAGAACATGGATACGCCTCAGAATACACTAGGAATGAATCAAGATTGGAAAGGCATTACAACCTCATGAATATAAAATAAAGAAATTAATGTAATACCGACGAGAACCAACCTGTATACACACCCCCAGTATGTCCCTGTTTTTAAAACGGGATTTAACAGACCATTGGGGTCGAAATACGGGGATTCTCGCTCAAGATAAGCACCTGATAAAGCAAATGACTATGAATCAGACAGATAAAGCAAATAAAGCATTTCCGTATAATATACTCAATATTACACGATCATTAAAATTGTGCTCGTTTGCGCTCTGTTTTAAAGGTTTTAAAGTTAGTGAAAATAGGCTATCTTGGAAATGTTATACTAATTCAGATATAACCTCGGGATATTTCGCACTATTTAACGGGAAAGTTCTACTTAACATAATGTTATTTCGTTATTGTTTTGTTATTCAAACCCCTTTTCTTACCTTGTTCTTTGTAAATACAAAGTAGCTACGTGTTAGTATATTCGCCTAAGCAAATGTATCTATTGAATAATAAACGCTATTAGATGGGCTATAAGACACTCAGTAGGAATAAGAATAAGAATACTAAGCTTGGGCTTTATCCTCTCTCTAATGTATCTCAAATTGCGTTATTCATAGCTTATTATAAGTTTGTCCACAAATACAGTAAAAAACACTATCATTTGAATTTTTATGAGTTGATTGTGCTATTTATAGTCAAGGCTATTAATGCAGAGGGTTCAAATAGTGGTGCTTCGATGCAGGATTTAACGCATTATATGAGTTGGCATGTTGCAAAAAAAGGCAATTACTATGCTAATAGGCTAATTGAGGAAGGTTGGTTAAGGCAGGGAGATTGTCTGCCTGCAAGACAGGGAGTAAACTATTCATTGTTTCTTACTCTTAAGTGTGTTAAGGCCTTAGATGATATAGAACGATTTGTTGAGGTGTTGTTAAGTGCTAAGCCTCCTAAAAGATTGCCAGGTAAATATACGCCCCCCCGGAAGCCGGGGAATAGTGGATTGCTTACAGGGTATTTGAGAGGTAAGAAGAAGCCTAAGGGTTTTGATGATGGAATAGAATATGTAGGACACAGTTAAAATTTGATTAAAATGGTAGACATTCAGAAGAAAAAGCAGGAAATTGAAATATTGAGTAGTATTATTAATGATCCCAATTCTTTACCAGAACACAAAGTAGCCGCCTCAGTAGAACGGGAATTGATCTATATAATGCTTAATTTGTTGCAATGATACAGAAGGATGATATAGTTGTTATCACCGTAAACGGTGCAGAGCGTTATGGCGTGATTGTTGAAGTTGATAAGGTATGTTCTTCTGCATTTGTTTACGCCGAAGGGGATAAAGATGCGCAGTCCGGTGTCATTTATCATATTGATGATAAATATGTGTTTAATCGCAAACAATGGGATTGTAAGAAAATAGGGAGGGTAATCAAATGGAAGTACAAGATATGACGAGGGAAGAAGTGCGTCAAAGAGCACTCTCTAAGCAAGGAATTATTAAAAAAGATGACATTGTGAAGGTGTGTACCTATCAAGGCTTAATAAGCAGAGGTTTTGAGTCATGCTTAGTATTAGAAAACGTAAAAGACCTGTCTAATTGGGTAATAGTACGATTTTTTGATGGGTATACAACCTCTATTCCAGAGTTCCATTTAAAGAAAATAGGCCGTGTTACTAAGTTAAAATAGTATTTAGACTAATTATAAACAAACATATTTATGGGGATAACATACAGTAGTGACCAAGTGAGAATTATTACACGCATAATGCGACTTCTATTTGTAAGACATAGTGAAGTTGTTGCATTTTCTGGCCGAGCCGAGACGGCAGAAAATCTATATACTGAATATGTAACATATTACGAAAAACTATACGGGGAAATTGCCAAAGAGGCATTCGTTGAATGTTTAGAAACGATGTCTAGATATGCTGGAATTGACAAACATGTATCGTTTGATAGTGATATGGTTGAAATTTTCCCGTCTAAATACGGTTATTCAATTGCCCGTAATGATATAATACTACTATTGCAAACGTTCGACAATAATGGTGACATCAAATGTTAGGTCGTAATAAACCATTACAGCGAGCTTTTCGCCTTCTTTTACTTCAATGTCTGTGATTAAATTAGCCACCTTAAAATCAGGCCCTGGACCTACATACTTGCCAAGTCCTAATAGCTCGGTAGTTGGGGAAACGGTAACGGAATATCTCCCATTTGGGAGCTCCAATAGATTTGTTAGATTAAATAATTCCTCCTTTTCTGTGGTTGAAGGGATTGCAAAGGTATAAGTCATAAAAATAGAGGTTAAGTGATTCCCAATATACCAAAAATGAGTAAATTACATATATGAAAAAGCCTGCTAAGAAAGCACCTAAGCCCAAAGAAAAGCCATTAAAGGTAAACGCTACCTTTGATCAGTTAATGAAAGTAGTGGCTGAGCACAAGCCAAAGAAACCTCGCAAATAGATATTTTTTCATATCTTCATTCTATTATTGTTTCGTTATTGAATAGAATGTTATGGAATCTGATATTACAGAAGATTTTAAATCCCAAATGAATTTTACCGCCATACACCTTAGGGGCATGGCAACAAATGGTGCTATTATTTTAGAAAGGGCAATAGATGAAATAATAGCGGAACATTATTGTACAGACCGAGAGAAAAGGCAGGAGTTTATTGAGTACGTTATTTCCTCAAAATATTTAACGGCAGAATCAAAGCGAAGTATTTTTATACAAATACTCAAAAAACATAAAGCGGATTTATATAAAAAATACAAGGAGGCAATAAATTGGATTCAATATTTATATGAAGAAAGAAATGTGTTAGCTCACTCAGAGCTAGACTTATCAAAGGAGGCAATCGTTAGGTATATTGACTATAAAGCATTGACATTTATAAAATACAAAGGGTATAATAATAAAGAAAATGATCATTTAGAACTATTCGACTCCAAAAGAGTTGATAGCCTAACTAAACATTTAAGCAAAATACAAGAAATGATATTAACCCTGAGACACTAATGGGACTATTTTTGTAACCCCGGCCGAAGTATACAAACTTTCAATGCCCCATTAGCGTCTCGGGGATTTAAACCCTTTTTATCAATTCCTTATAAGGCAAGCGTACATTACTCAATGTAACGGCATATTCCAACCGTTCAACTTCAGCCATTTTACGAGTATTGTAACGGAAAGCGAATTCATTTGTATAGCGGTGTAAATGTTGTTTGCTGGCATGGTGATAAATACCATAGATACCACGTTTCATAAATCCCCAAAATCCCTCAAGGCTGTTCGTATGGAAATTACCATTTACAAATTGGCCTTTTTCATGGTTAATAATAACGTGGTTGTATTCCTTTCCTAGATTAGAATACCCGCCAAAGCCGTCGGTTATTAACGTTGAATCTTTGGAGAGCATTTCCCGGATGATAGGTTTCAATGTGGAACCGTTCGCCTCTGTCAACACCTTAGTAACAACTTTCCCATCTCTTTGCAACATCCCGAAAACGGGAACTTTATTAACGTAACCAGTTCCTTTATTGATTCTCTTTTGCTCTGCTATGTGTTTATTACCCTGGCGACCTCCTATGTATGTCTCGTCACATTCAATTTCACCGCTCAGATACTGAGGAGCATCTTGCTCTAACATTTTGCGAATCCTGGAGAGCATAAACCAAGCTGTCTTTTGGGTAACCCCAAGGTCTTTCCCTAACTGATGAGAACTAACTCCCTTCTTATGTGAAGTAGTTAAGTACAATGCAGCTAACCACGTAGTGAATTTGATATTACTGTTTTCAAATATCGTCCCGTACCTAACAGTGAATTTCTTGTAACACTTATTATTTGCACACTTGTACAATTCGCTATTCTTAAACTTGTATAACTTCTCACTCGCACAGTGCGGACACACTGGCTTACCCTTCCATATTAAACTCTCTACGTACTCCCTAGCCTTATCCTCAGTATCGAAATACCGGATAAGTTCTGATAAGTTTCTAAAAGGTTTCATAGTTGTTAGTTTGAAAGTTAATAGTTACTTTAGAAAAGCTAGGGGCACTATACCCGCCGAGCCACTGGGATTAAGTTGTGTATACAACTCCCAGATAAATGGGCAATATGAAGGGCACTTTGTACGAAGCGCCCACTATTTCGTATTGTAATTTGGTCGATTAGGCCCCTAGCATTTTTCATTTGGTCAAGGTACTATATCATAACCAAAATAACAAGTATTGTTTGACTATTTAATTATTATTGTTATCTTTGTTTTAGGCGTTCGCCTGAATTTTAGAATGAAATGAATGAAAAGCTTGACCCTTTTTGTTTAGAGATCAAAGAAAAGGCTATCTGGACGGGGTGGCCTTTCTTGTTTCATCCCTCCACCGAGGCGGGGAAAGCTACTCTTTACGTATTGTCTTAGCCCAAACTGTTACCTCCCTTATAAAGATCATCCCATCAATGTAGATGATCCCGAAATACTTCCCCTTGCATTTGTGTCCATTGTGCGCTGCATTGCGCACCGCCTGACTTGTCACCCCTAATTCAGTCGCTACCGTGCTTATTCTCTTAATACTGTCTATATCTATTACCATAATTTTATATTTATTTGTTCCTGTTTCAAAGTTACAACAAAATAATTGATTTTTTATTGAAATTTTTCTCCCTTATTATCAGATAGTTACAAGTTATCTACAATATTTACCGTATAATATGAAACATATTGTTTGGAGATTCGATATATAGTTGTATATTTGAAACATCAAACAGAAACGAAACGCTTACAACTATGATGGATATAAACCAATCAGTTACCGACTTAAAGGCACAGATTAATATTTTGGAAATTAAGAAGTCGGACATACTTACACAGGCGGGAGAAATTCACTATGAAGGCCTTAATGATAGCTATCAAATAGCCTACGATGAGATATATAATCATATTAGAAGGCTAAGAGACATAGAGCATAGATTAATATCTGTTTTAGGCGATTTTCACCGATATAAAGCAAATTATTTAGTATGAAAACTTGGGAAATAATCACCACTACAGCCGGAACACTAACAATAGAGGGAGTTAGTTTTACCGAGGCAATTAAGCCGCTCTCTCTTAATATTGGTAATATTATTTCAATTAAAACTTTATAATTATGAAAACGTTAAAAAATAATTACGAAAAACAGGCAAATAAATTTTTGAAGAAACACAACGTATCATTACAGATATCATTTATAAAAAAAGGTCTTTTCTTTTCTGATGATAAAGAAGTAAGAAGTATATATAAGTTTACTATCGCCTCCCAAAATGGGAGATATACAGGAAAGTTTGGAGATAGCATCTTTGCATCCCAAGAGGGCACAATGCCCACAAGTTACGATATACTTTCTTGTCTAACCAAATACGATCCTGGCACATTTGAAAACTTCTGTGGTGATTATGGATATGATACCGACAGTAGAAAGGCAGAAAAAACCTATAAGGCCGTTGTTAAAGAATACGAAGGACTTTCTAAAGTATTCACGGCTGAGCAATTAGAAGAAATGCAAGAAATTCAGTAACTCACTCCGTACTAAATAGGTAGGGTATTAGACAACCTTAAATAACTAATGATATGGAAAATCAATCTGTAATATTAAATAATGCCCAAAGAAGGATTAAGGAAGCGTTCAGCATCTTTAATGAAGAACAAATTGAAGCAATTAAATTAATCCTTAGAGAAGGAGGATGGGGTGATACCGATATGGAGTTTGGAAACAAAATTCATCCAAATTATGCTTATGGTTATTATACTAATATGAAAAAGGGGAAACAGTTTTCTGGCTTAATGTCTGGAATTTCAAAGAAAATAAAATCATCTGAAACGGAAGCGGTTAAAATGTGCTCTGATTGGTGGGGAGACGGCAACGGGGATGTGATGTTTTTTAATCTTGATTTTCTTGATGAAACAGAATTAGATAATTGGGCAGAAAATAAATTTTAAGCATTCAAATAGGGGTAACGACCAACCCCGCCCCCTGAAGAGTAGTAAGGGGGCTTACTTAAACAATAAAATCTTATGGCTTATTTGATATTCTTTCTATTGATTGTAATTCTGTCTATTTTCTCGCTTTTGAAGCCTGAATACTTTAAATGGCTCCGGTTTCCAAAGCTTCCATCCCTGCCAAAATGGGAGTGGAAAAGAATCCCAAAAGCCGATCCATTACAATTAGAATTAGAATTTTGGAAACAGCGGGCTGTTGCTGCAGAACTTGAAGCTAAGGCCTGGGAAGAAAAAGCCCCTAAAATGGCCTTTGAGATGTTCGGCCAGTACAAAAACGAAGAACTGGTACGTATTCGGGAAGAGCTCTATAAAAATGCAGACAAAAACGCTGAAGACAAATACAAGTTAGAACTTGAACGTTGGAAGGAACAATGGGAACTTTATTTCAGACAAGATGCAATACAACGAAGCCAAAGCGTAATTTTGGGTAAAGTTTCAGAGCATTTGATACCGTTTTCGGGGGCTTTCCCTTTCAATCCTAAAGACGCAAGATTTATAGGCAGTCCGATAGATTTGATAGTATTTGATGGATGCGACGCTGAAGAACCTATAACAATTTACATCATCGAAGTGAAAACCGGAAACTCAGGACTCAGCACCAGACAGCGGGCAATACGGGAAGCGGTCGAAACTGGAAAAATAAAATGGCGAGAGATTCGTATATAATCTCCACACAGGACAGCCAAGTGAATTTAAAATCAAGGAAACCATGACAGAAATTGTAGACATTAAAAGAGAAAAGCTGAGAACACAAATTATTTTGTGTGTCCACGATCCACAGAAGGTCAACAGTGTTGTCATGCTAAGCATTTTGTTGCACAAAAACTAAAAAGCATTATGAAAAACGGGGAAGAAGTAAAGAAGATGCTGAAGAACTTTAGAATATTTCTAATTCTTCATAAAATCAATTCTGAGAGCGTTGTTGCAGGAGTGGTGGAAAGAGCCAGCCTGCGGGAAGAAGAGTTTTCAGAGGCTCTTGAGATTGAAATTAATGAGTATTGTAAGCCATTGGAAAGAGAGGTAGCGCCATGATGTACTTTATAATTTGGCTGGTCGGGGTAATAATTTCTTATTATGCTTGCCGATGGATGCACATAAAGTGCTTTGGGGATTGGGGACTAGAGGGCGTTATAATGACTATTATGGGTTGCTTAATTATGAATGTGTTTGCCATATTTTTAACAATCTTTATTTCTGTTATGAATTCGGTTAATCCCTTTACAGGCCAGGATATTGAATGGCCTGAACCACCTAAATGGCTATAAAAATGAAAACTTTTATTCAAATAAAATTAGACCCATTAGACAGATGGAATGATGTTAAAATTTCAGAACATTGTTTTATTGATAGAAAACAAGCTACTACTTGGGCTCTTCACACTGCGATAATAATGAAAGCAAATATAAGACTTTGTTTTCCTGAATCAGAGACTGATACTGCGCTAAATATGAGCGGAATTTACTTTTAAATAAAATATTATGACATTATTAGAAGCAATAATCGACAATAAGAACGTCACGCCCTCAACAATGAAGAACTTGAAATCTCTTCAGAACTTCATGGCTGAGTTCCTGACCAAAGAAATGAAGAAAAAGGACGTTCCGTTAAAGAGTGTTGACCAAACTTTGTGGAAAAAATTTCAGGAATTTTCCCTAAAAAAAGGCAGCAGTCACAACTATATCATCACACAGGTCCGCTATTTAAATGCAATGGTGAAAAGAAATCAGGTTTTCTTTCAGATCCCGGCACCCATTAAAATTGTTTCTGGATCAAAGCCAAAGCATAAATTCCTGACTACAGAGCAAATGGAGGCGATAAAGCAATCTGAGCCCTCATTGTACAGAGACTGGTTTTTGTTTCAGTGCTATACTGGGATGGCTTTCGATGATCTTAAAAGGCTCAGCAAAAAGTCCATTATCGAAACCGAGGACGGGCCTCTTTTAGAATATATTCGCGGAAAGACTGAGAAACGCTCAGGGGAGCCCTGTAGGCAACCCATCGACTTGAGAGCACTGGACATGCTATTCAAGTACAAATACACGTTCACAACGCCTTATTCAACGTATAACGACGGCTTGAAAAGACTGGGAGAGGAACTAGGGTTTCCTCTTTCTACTCACATGGCGAGACACACATTTGGAACCAATGCAGTAAGCGACGGCTGGCCTCTGGAGCAAGTAAAAGTAATGATGGCTCACAGTTCCATTCTCACTACTCAGAGATATGCTTTTGCCAATACGAAAAGCCTGTTTGAAATGAAAAGAAAGATAGATTCAAAATAAATTATAAACTTCTTTTCTTTTATTGAAATATTATTGTTAGGTTTGTTTTAACGATTTAATTTATGCCAAAGAAAGCATTTACACCACCTACATTCGAAGAACTTGAAGCCTACTGTAAAGAGAAAGGATTCGAACATTTGGCTAAGCAAATATACGATTACTATGTAGAAGGTGACTGGCATGATTCAAATGGCAAGAAAGTCATAAATTGGAAACAGAAGCTGTGTGGAGTGTGGTTTAAAGAGTCGAATAGGAGCAATGCTCAGCAGCAACTATCTAAGCCTACTAAACTAGACTTGCTTATGCAGTCTTCGAAAGGAGCTGACAAATATTTAGATCAAATGTTCCCTAATGAGTAATATACAATTAATATCGCAGGTACCAGGGCTTACACCCGAAGAACAAGTCGCGCTAAGGGCGGCTGATGAAAAGCGTATTATTTCTATACAAGAATTTGAAATGAAAGGGTCAGTGAAAAAGATGATTACTGATGCTCTTTTTAATAACGGACAAAATGCTTTAGGAGATTCAGATTTAGCTTTAATGACCGGAAAGATTATCCACGAACTCAAGAGAAATTATTCAAAGCTGACAATTTCAGAAGTTGCACAAGCTATGGAACTGGGAAGCAAAGGAAAGCTTGGAGACTTTACTCATCTTTCAGTGCGACAAATAATAAAATGGCTCGACGAATATATCGTCAAAATACGCAGAGAGGCCAACCATAAACTCAAGGACTTCCAGGAGAAAAAGGAAGTTGAAGTGAATCTTGAAAAGGAAACAAAGAGAATAAAAGAGTTTGAAGAGAGAATCGTGCAGACCTATGAGAATTTCTCAATAGGAGACGATATAGGACACGTAGGTCTAGCATCAGTAATTTACCAAGCCTTAGAGAAAAGAGGCAAAGTAGACCTTGATCCAGAGTATTTAGAGGCTATCACAGACAGAGAAGCTTCTGATTATTATGAAAAGATAGAGAATCAAGAACTTTCATTCTCTGAAAAGGCTCAATTGAGACAAAAAGGAGCCGCATTGGCGCGGTATCATGAAATAGAAATAAAGACGCGAGTACAAGCAGAAGCATTGCTTGCCTTGTTTACAAAATGGAAAAATCAAAACTATAAACTTGAATTATGAGAATAAACGCTGAAATACTAGCCTACATCCTTGACATAAAAAAGGAAGATGCTAACAAGAAAATAGTATGTTACAAAGAACGGCTCGCTGGTAACGATGAGCTGGAGTTAGATCCTAACCTCATCGGCAAGAAGGCAGACAAAAAGTACACAGACAATGAATCTTGTGATGTTCCCGGTCTTTCTAAATACTTAAATATGGACTTGGCTTTTGCTATGAAAAACATTCATGATACTTTCATGACTTCTCCTACAACCAAAGGGTTTATTTTGAACTATCCTTCAAGTAAATTAAAGCCCAACGCTAAGACTGGTAGAATGCCTGGAAAGATTTCTATTCCTAAAGTTCTCAGACAATTATTGTCGCAGGAAGACAAAGAGCTTATTGTCCGTTTGTGGCAAGATAAATACAAAACATACACAGCTTCTAATCACGTTAAATTCTGTATATCATGAATAATAATATAAGAAATTGCAAGAGAAGGCTTGGATTAGTAATTGGAGCATTAGATGCTCAGAATTATGGCATATCTAAGAATGAGGCCTTGGAATGTCAAGGAGATTTATCCTATATCGAAGATGAGATGGATGAAATGGAGACGGAGATTGACAATTTGAAATCTACTGTAGAGGAATTCGAAAGAGAACCAGTGGAATTAGGCCCCTTCACTGAACAACACTTTGAAGCAATGAATGACATGCGCAAAGCAGAGCTTCTTGCTGAGAACTGGGGTAAGTTCACCCTAGAAGATGTAGAGAAGATGCTTGGTATTTAAACCTACAGGAGTGTTAAGATATGAAACTAAGCGAAGAGTATTTTCAGAAAAACATTGTAGATAAAAATGATTATTCATTTGATCTAATTAAAACCTACGGCCTTATCAGAGAGATAGAGGGGAAGATTGAGGTATATGAATCAGACAATTTTCCAGAAATAGGCAAATTAAAGGAACAACTCACCACCATAAGAAAGGAAGCAGGATTATGAAGCCAAAATATCCAGATAAAGAACTTAGACAATTTGAAACCATATACAGGACTTTCAAAAAGATGGATGACAAGCAGCGCAGCCGCACACTTGATTTTCTTATAAGCAAATATAATTCAGACCTTAAAAATAAAGCGAAATGAAAGTAAATTTAGAGAATAGATCATGGGGTACAGAAATGGAATTAATTCCAGAAAACCTAAAAGAGGTTACACACTTGTTTAGAATGGTTAGGAACTCCAGAAAAGAAACGCCTACTATGTTTTTAAGCTTTAATAATGATGATCCAAAATGCTATGTGACATTTTATTCGCTTAGGGGTAATGCAAAAAAAACAAACTCACTAAGCCTATGACCACCCACCCCGAAAGACCAGACTATAGTAGTGTGACACCAAGAGCGTATTTACCTTATGATTCAGCGGATAGGTGTATGGTTTTGCAGTCATTATTAAATATGCATGTAGTAGTATCTGACCATGTAATTTATCCTGATGTAAATAGCAGAGCTAAGAGCTTAAGCTGGGCATTTGATTCAGTTGGGGGATGGAAAATATATGCAACTGAAAGTGGAAAATCCGATTTGTATTGGGTTAAAAGACAGCAATTCCTCGCTCCCTTTGAGAAGATATATAATGAGTGGCAAAGCATACAGGATGGCTTTATGCAACAAGCATTAACTAAACAGGATGATGAAATATTTGTCAAGCCTGCTCTACTAGTGCCTACAGAGGAAGAGACAGAAAATAACGTGCGCAACTGCTATGCTAATTATAATTATAGAGAGGCTTTAAGGCAACATGGTATTTGGATGCGTAACGAAATAATTAAACGAAATAAGTAAAGAAGATGAAAAATTTAGCTCAAGTATTTGATAATAATTCAAATTGCTATGCAAGACATGAAGATGTTGTACTTGCTATGGATCAAGAAGCATTTGTTAAAACAGTCACCATACTATTGAAAGAAAAATCTGACTCTTACGACCGCCTGAAGGCAGCGTTTGATGAGGTGTATGTACAGCTCGAATATTTAAATAACAAGTTTCAAAAAACAGGAACCTCTGAAGCTTTACTCAGCAGGTACAGAGAATTATTTGAAGCAGGCCTACCGCCTGAGAAGGGAGAGCAGGAAGGATGAAGATAAAATTCATATTCGCATGGTATGATTTGTGGATTGGTGCATTTTGGGATAAACAAAAATACAAACTATATCTTCTGCCATTACCCATGATAGGTGTTGTGTTGCAGTTTAAAAAATATAAGCAGTGTCCCGAGTTTTCATTCTATGGTGCAAAATATCCAGATGCCAGATGCGTGGATGGAAGATTATTTGATCTAGATAAATGTGATGAATTCGGCAATCTATATGAGCCTCATGAAGATGTCCCTTGTCCCTTCTGTAATACAGAAGAGTTTGTCAAAAATCACTCTTCAGAGTATGGCAGTGAATCTGATACATACCTATACATCAATAATACTTATAAAAAATATAAACTTTAACCATGCCAGAAGAAAACAACACACCGAAGAGTATTTGTAAGAAATGTGGTAAAGTTCATAATACTGCATATGCTATAATATTTAATAAATGTCCTTTTGAAATAAAAACAACTGGCTTATGAAAGAGTGGATAAAAGCAAGTAAGGAGTTTCCGGTAGAGGGGAATCCGGAGAGTTTAATAGGTAAGCATTGTAGATGGTCAAATACGGGATGGCCATTTCAATTCTTAAGCCTTGGAGAGTTTGGTAATTTCAGATATTGTATGGAAGGACAATGTAAGTCACAATATGTTAATGATTGTATTGATAATATCGAATGGCTCTTAGAAACCGAAGAAGAACCTAAGACCAATAACGACAGCAAAGTATACTCTGATAATGGATTAGAAGATTTTCCAGACGAAAGAAAAGTACTCAGGGCTATGGCTAAGTATCTGAAAAGACTATCAAGAGTTTCAGATAGTAGATTATATGATGTGAAAGCGGGATTGATGACTACTAAATCACAGATTGATATTATTATAGATAAAATTACTCCACGAATTTTAGAAGAAAAGAAAAAACACGATGAATTTAGAAAACAATAACGACAGCAAGGTAATGAGTCCTGAGGAATGGATAGCTGAATCTTACGAAGGATTTCCAACTATCCCAAGGCATGATGTACTGATGAAAGCTTACGCCTCCTATGTTTTGCAGCACCGCTTAGCGAGTAGGTTGCAGATAAAGCTGCCGGAGAAGAAAGAAGAGTATTTACTAACACAGCACGGTAGAACATACCTTGATGGGAATGCAAACTTTAATTCCTGCATCGAAGAAACTAAACGCCTTAACGGTATCACAGAATGAAAGACCTAAAGAATATTACAGCAGAGGATTTACCAAAATGGTGTGCGTGCTATGATAAGAATTTTGAAAAAAAACAATTATCCATATTGGAGGATTTTGTATTTCACTTTAAAAAATTTGATGGATATGATGAAGAATGGAATATTAAATTAGCATCTATCTTATCCGAAGTGGCTCAATCCGCTGCCCGACAGGAAGCAATAGGGTTTATACGTTGGTATAAAAAAAATAATTGGATAATAAATAATACAGAAGATGACATGTGGATTAATCTAGATGCTGATATTATTTTCCAAGCAAAAATAAATACCGAACAACTTTACGACCAATACCTTTTACACCTTGAACAACTTAAACAAGATAATAATGGCTGAAATTAAAACCATAGGAGATGTATTGGCCTATAAAATAGATAAGCTTTACAAAGAAATACAATTGTTGGAAAATCTCATGAGAACTGATCCAGTTAATGACCCTTGTATGAAGAAATGTCCCGATTGTAAAACTATAAATTATCAGTACCAACCTGGGTATATTGGCTGGCCTAAAAGTTACTTTACTTGTAATTTCTGTTAAGCTGCACCACCAATAAAATCAACCCTCTCAGAGGATAAATAGATAAGAAAACAGTTTATTTTAAACAGTAAAAATTGTAAATTAGAGTATGGATAACAGGGATGAATTGATTGGAAAACAGCAACTTCAAATCCAAGAATATAAGAAATTACTAATTGAGAATTCGGACATAATAAAATCATTGACTGGAAAATTCTACAATATAGGAGGCCCTCTTAATGATAATGTTTTAAGATTTGATAAGCCGCAGCAAAAGTTTTGTTTCGAGGTTGTTGCATTAATAGAACAATTAAACGGACTATAAGTTTTAATCCTTCCTCATAGTCGGGAGACAACAAAAGAAAATCATGAAGAGAAAAATATGCAATCAATTCTTTGTAAAAGACATCTATAGAGACGTGAAGTTTACCAGTACACTAAAGTGTTGCTGTTGTGGACAAGAAACGAATATGATGCTGAAGTTTCCCTTTGAGGTTGCCGCCAATATCAAATTCATTAATAACTTTTCAAAACTTCATTCTGATATGGGATGCAATAAAGAACAATTGATTCCAGAAAAATGGGCAAGCGAAAGTATAACATTTGGAATAACATTTTAAACACTCCCTCACTTCTTATGTGGGGGAGATAAACAGAGAAAAGATGGCAACAAAAGTAGATTTGGATTTAGATGTAAAAGAAGTTTTTATTACTGGATCAGGTAATGAGATTAGGGTTAAGCTGGAAGATGCTGTAATTGTCGAAGTATTAGATCATTTTACCATAGAAGACATATTGCGTCATTTTGACAAGGCCGAAATTATGGATGAAATAGGCGAAGATAAGTTCAAAGAGCATTTTGGAATTGAATAGTTTATGATTCAATGCACCTGTGGTAGATGGAACGACAGTTCAGCTCAACAGTGTGGGCTATGCGAAAAGACTTTGAAGGAAGTAAAGGTAAAAGACCTTAAGACCTTCAGGAAAGTATCAGTTAAGAAGGTAAGCGAGAAGCGGCAGACGTTGAACGAGCTTTATTCTATTGTGAGGCAGATATACCTTGCATTGGTTCCGGTGTGCGAGTTTGAAGGATGTCAGGACTTAGCTTGCGACATTCATCACAAAAATGGCAGAATAGGCAATAACGGGGCGATTCCTCTTATGATCGACATGCAGAACTTTATGGCTGTTTGCCGGGATCATCACACCTGGATCGAAAGCAATGGAAACGAAAGTATTAAGTTAGGATATTCAATAAAGAGAAGTAATTTATGACTTGGAAACAAACATCAGAAGAACTACCTATTAGACCGGATAATAAGAGAAGGCCAACTACCGGATGCTTAGTAATCAGAAACAGGCAAATGGAATTATTATATTTTGATCACGACAATGAATGTTGGAACGATTCGCAGGATGATGATTATAAATGTGATATTAACGGGGTTGAATATTGGATGATGCTTCCTGAGTTTCCAAACACAGCTTCAAAAAACTTTTGCTAATTTTAACAACCAGTAACTAAAACAGATAAGACAATGGGAATATTTGGAGACTTATTTAAACTAACTGTTGATGTCGTAACGACTCCGGTGGCAATTGTAAAAGATGTTGTAACGCTTGGCGGAGAGCTGACAGATGAAAGATCTGCGGTTGTTCAAAAATTAGAGGACATCAAAGAAGATCTTGATGATTTAACTGATAATAGATAACAATAAGGAGAGACAGACAATGAAAGAAGCTGTGACCAACCCCGACTTACAGAAGCAGAGAGAGGAAAGTACCTGGATAGATGAATTACTTCAGGCTGCAAAGATGAGGCTTACATTGAGGGCGGCCCACCCAATCGTTAATCGATATATTGAGCATGGCGCTGATTTTATTCGCTTCCAACGGGACGGCAAGCTTTGGGAGTTGAGCATAAAGGAAAAGAAACCACGTAAACAGAGGGTAAAGAAATGATACAATCCCCAAAGACAGAAAATAAAATATCTTACTATGATCTACCGGAAGAGTTACCCTTCCGTCCTGAGATACCAGTATATAGGGTGGTGCTAGCCGATGCCCACGAAATATTCAAGATAATACTTAGAATTGGGGCTCCCGATCGTAGTTTTGAAACTAAAAGGGGAAACACATGGTATTGCTACAAAATTTCAGCCTCAGAAAGGAAGAGTAAGAGACGATAAAGCCTGCAATAATTGACATTACCAATTCTTTTATCTATTTTTGAATGGTTATTAAATAATTATTGACAAATGGCTAAAAAAAAGGCTCAGAAGCCAAAAAGAACATATATTTGTAAAGAAGGGTACTTAAAAAAGGCTCAAAGCATATTGAAATCTAAGGGACTGGACTACTCTTTACCTCACATTAGCAATACTGCTAGAAGATACCAATCAAACCCAGTCATCTTGGAGGCTATTTTAGAGGCTAGGACATCACTTGGGCTATCAGTGGACTAACGCTCTATTTGTATTCCGCGATGCCTGTAATAGTCTCTTTCGTAGTGAGGAGTGCATGAGCAAATTGTAAGGATGAAAAATATCACTACTATCTTCATCTTTTGATCAAAGTAAAACTATTAGAAGAAATTCTAGTATTTTGGTTTCTGCTTATTATCTCTGACTTATATGATACTTTCCCCATTTTAATTCCTAATATCCTGGCCCTTTCTTTGTATACAATTTGATCTAAGCTATCGGTATAAATTATGGAACCTGAAAATATATCCTTTCTTATGATGCCAGTGATATTTATATACTTGTCAGAGTATCTTATAAGACTTATAGTATCAGAATTGTTAATGGTGGTGTCTTTGATTTTGATGTTTATCTTGGTACTGTTTTCTATTGTAGTAGTATTTAATGCCAATGTGTTTTTAGGCTTCACTCCCAGTCTCTGTGTCAATTCATATATCTGAGAGCTGTGATCATCGGCTATCTTTTTAAATGCCGCCATGGACATTATATTGGCTTCAGATTGAATATGCCAGAGTGAGTCTTTATCACGATAAATTTTATCTGTTTTTTCTGAAGCATTTTTATAGTATTCAGAAACATCTTTCTCTCTCTCTAACTTATGAGTTAAATGTTGGATATAAAAAAGAGATACAAGAATAAAAATAGCCATCCCTCCAATTAAATACCATTTAAGATTACTTATCATCAGATATAGTTTTTACAGTAAACTTTCCAATAAGCATCATAAGCCCCAGTATGACACTGAGCTTTTGTTTTAATTCTAAAGGAACTACGCTTGCGGGAACTACTTCTAAATATTGAAGTAGTTCAGTAATAAGAATAATTGCAGGAGGAATGATCATTAAGATCTTCCCTGCTATACTACTTTCGGCTTTCCATCTTTCGTTTAGTGTCATATTGCCTATGATTTATTGTATGATTCTGCTAATCGAGTATCATATTTAAATTCAAGATATTGTGGCCCATTATAATATTTTGCAAAAGTAGCCCAATCTTTCCTTTTAAGAGCTTCATACATAACAGGATTTGTTTTGATAAAAGTGAGCATCCCTTTGAGTTGATTAGTCTCACTTTCAATGAAAGAATTGATCATATCATGAACAGAGTCATATCCTGCAGATTTAAAATTAAAGCCCATTACTTGACCTAAGCCCCAAGAAGTACTCTTATTCGCAGCTTCTGAATTAATGGCAGTAGCTTTATTATAAGCGGCCCATTCAGCAGATTGTCCTTCTATACCATTTTGTACTTTTATACCGGTGTATTTTAAAAACCAATGTGGTTCAAATTGAATTTTAATTTTCCCGGTACTGGTGTCAAATCCATGGCCACTACTTTCTACCATGAAAACAGCATTAAGTGCTCTGTATTCTATGTCGAATTCAGCAGCTATTTTATTTTTATCTTCAAGCGTCAGTAATTTTATCATTTCTCTTTATGCCCAGTTATACCAAGCCATTTAAATAAGAGTCCAATAAGTACTGCTCCAATAGCGCCACCCATACCTCCTACTAATGCCAATGAGAATGCTTCCATCCATTTATCCTGAAAGTGATGCCATTGATCTGCAATTGTAATAGCACCTCCTACTACAGCACCAGGGATTGCTAGTATTCTATTTTTTATTTCAATCAATACCATTTAATTTATCGCTTTTTTTCTGTAACCTTATAAATGATCCTTCAATCAAACTTGATTTTATGAATCACATAGTCAATAGTTGTGGATATATATATAAATTTACTAATACATCCCGGCCTGTTACAGTTAAGTGTATTTTATCCCCTTGAAAATATGTTGTATTATTAGAGGCGCCATTTATCCCAATATTGATATCATTAGTAAAGTCAGCAATTGCATCAGAGAATGACAAATGGTTGTTTATAATCAAATTATTAAATATCACCCTTTCAGACTCATACGTGGCTGCTGAAACTGTCAAATTCCCCGTTCTAGGTAACAACGTTACGCACATTGTTTTAAATCCGGCATTCCTTAGCGTCGTGTGATTTGTTACAACTTTTGTATAAAGAGTAGATCCAGTTTCAGTGCCGGTGGCAATATCATTTGTTCCAACAAATATTATTACAATATCTTTTATTCTAGATGAGTCTCTTTTTGATAGTACATTATTGGCAATATCAGAAGTATTCAAAGCGACCCCTGATCCTCCGGTAGCAATAATTAAATTATTCCATGATGAATCTATCAGTTGTCTAAGCCTAACAGGATATCCATTGGTAGTTGGATCGCTGGAGGTATGAGAATCCCCCATTGTTATTACATTTTTAGGGAAACTAAATTTTGATGGAATTTTATATCTTGAATTAACATATACATTCCACTGGCTAATTTCATTGATATTTAATGCCCTATTGTATATTCTTAATTCAGCTATATTTGACCCTGATAAAAAAGAGGCTGTTGGGAAATTGGATATTCCATTCAAACTAAACACATCTGTATTTAAGAAACTAGCCGCAGTGCCTACTTGTGCTGCACAAGTATATCCATTTTCATAAAAAACTGGAGTTCCTGTCGGGGCCCTTACACATACAATATGGGTGTAATCTAAAGAACGTATTCCTGTATAATATGAAGCTTGTTTACTATTGCATTCATAAGAAAATGGTTGATTTGTTTTGCCAAAATAATTACTATTCGCTATACCGGTTATAACATTTCCAATATCTAAAATATTATTATTTTTCCAAACCAAACATATTGTATGTGTATTTCCCAAAGACTGTATAGGTAAATCTAATCTACTACTAGTACCGTTAAATATAACTACTGGCTGGGAATTTATAGCATTACTAGAAAAGACAGGCTGATTAGCAGGAGTTGATTGTGACGCCACCAATCCACCTATAGAATCTGTCCATGAGGCCACACCGCTCCCATTAAGAACTATACCACTATCGGCCCTAAATAAATAAGTGGTATTACTCGGAGGGATACTTGATTCTGATGATATTAAAGAATGAAAATAACTCATTAATATAATAGAAATATTTTATCATCCTCAATCCTAATCGTCATTTCCGTGCCATCAACTATGGGTATCTCAATGCCTCTACTACAAAATACTATAGATATAAAATCTTTATACTTTTGTTCAACACTATTAAGTTCCATTCGCATTTTTTGTACTTGAATAGAAGTGCTTTCAAGCAATTCTTTTTCTTTTGGCGATATTTCAAATCTGTTTTCCATATATCTATGCTAATAAACCTATTCTTTTTAAAGCAGCAACTATTTGACCTCCCGTATATCCTCCCCATGTAGCAGTATCATTTGCTATTCCAGATGTATTTGCCACAAAGGCAGCAGCGGCAATAGCATTAGTTGGCTGCACATCCGGTGCTGTATTCCAAAATCCTATTTTTTGAAGATTTGTCAATCCAAGCTTTGATCCTGTTACAGTATTAAAAGCAAAGTTAGCTCCATCCTTAATGGAAAAATTAAGGGATGTAATAGTTATTTGTGGTGATCCACCAACAGCCAGAATAAGTGATGATCCATTTACAGTGGTTGCGCCAGCAGATGTTTGTTGAATAGCATATCCATTTGTAGTAGATATCGAAAACTGAGACAACATCATATTGCCTGTTGTAGCAGAATATAATCTTGCTTGTCCTAATATATGAGTGGAATCAACGTTTGGATTTGCCGTTATAGTTGTTCCTACCACTAATGCTTTAGCTATACCTACACCACCCGTTACTATAACAGCACCAGTTGTTGTTGTTGTTGAGTCTGTAGAATTTGAGAAAGTATTTACTGCGCTAAATGATTGTGTTGTTCCCAATCCAGCCAATGTTTCATTAGCCGTATTGGGAAGAGTCCAAGTCGTTGTCTGTGGCACTGATAATGTTGCATTGAAAGCACCGGTAGTTGTAAGATTCCCTCCCAATGTGATAGTCTTAGAACCATTATTTACTCCAGTTCCACCATTTGTTCCAGTAAGAAGTCCTGTTACGGTAGAGGTTGTTAGGGCTATAGTAAATCCACTACCAGTAGCACCGCTTGTAAGTGTCCCTACGGTAGTAATACTAGATTGTCCAACATACGATGAGGAAATATCAAAAACATTAGCAACGCTTACTGTGACCCTATTGGCAGTTCCTGTTAATGCTACCGCTCCAGTTAAACTATTTACACTACTAACTCCTGTTACAAGAGCAGAAGTATTTCCATTCAACTTCTGAATAGCTTGAAGAATATTATCAGTAGCCACCACTGTACCGGCACCAGAAACATAACCTGTAAGAACCTTTCCAATTACCGCTAAGTTAGTCAATGTCACTGCAAAAGATCCTGTGCCAGATCCTGTAGCTTCACCGGTAAGAGCTATTGTCTGATCACCAGTATTGGTTCCAGATATAGTAGCATTACCAGTAGCGGTCACCATAAATGTTGACAATGTCAATGTGCCTGTACCAGTAGTCAAGGTATTGCCATTCACTGTTGTCGGAGTGATGGCGCCCAATGTAAGAGTGATGGCAGGAGTGGTACTAGGATTAGCAACAACTGCGGATATGCCATTAGCGGTAACTACAGAGACTGAGGTTACTGTACCTGATGAACTAGTACCTGCTTTAGGGAATTTTAAAGAAAAATCAGTCATTATTGTCCAAAGTTTTTACACGCTATGTAATAATTTGCTCCTATTTTTTTTATTGATAGGATATATTTGTCTCCTGACGCACCTATTAGTGATGCAGTATTATCACCTGAAGCAATCCCTTCACTTATACAAAGCGATGTTATTGGAAATGTATATATGGCAGATGTCGTATTTAATATTAATTCTATGGTAATATCATCACCAATATAAGATATAGTAAATGTCCTAGTCGGTGATGAACTTGTAAGAGTATGTTTAGTATTAGTTAAATTTATAGTAGCTGAATCACTTAATGCAATTGCTGTATTGGCAACATCCTTCTTTAATAATAGTTGATCATAAATTAATTTTGCTGAAGGATATTCTGTGTTACTAGATGCGACATTTATACTAGTTACTTTATTGGCAACATTCTCTGGAGTATATGCGAAAGTACTCCCACTTTTAGGAAACTTTAGAGAGAAGTCTGTCATATCAATAAACTACATCGAATGTTATCTCTTGCCCACCACCGCTAGCATCATAAACTATCGGCCTGATGCTATTATTAGAGTTCAACGATTCTACTTCATTAGGCTGCCATGGCTTACCATCGATCGTAGAGGTTACTGTCCCGCTTATGGTGATCATAATGGTTCTATAAAGAGTCCTGCAAGTTCTTACTACGTCTCCGGTTACATTGGAAGAAAACCCCTCACCAAGAATAAGAATAGTATCATCCTGGATACCCTCTATTTGCCTTAATTCATTGGTGGTAGTACTATAAAGCCAGTCACCTTCTACCATTTCAGTGGTAAAAAGACTGCCCGTACCGGTAACTACCGTATCAATAGAATTAAATGTTCCTGTTAAAAGTCTACTTGTAGGAAGGGTTCCCTTATTGGGGAAGCCATCTACCCCGGTTATAAATCGTTCTGGATTACTTCTAGGGATTGGCATAGTGAGGTCTTTTCCCTAAAAATACGTAAGGATGCCTATTAATTGGATATTATAGGCATCTACGATAGTATTTGTAAAAATATTTGCATAGGTCAAAACATTTAACTATGTTTCAACGTTCAAACTAAAAACTATCTATATGAAAAAGCTATTATTAATTATTTTAATGTTTGTATCTGTCGTTTGTGTGGCACAGACTGAGAAGCAAATGAAGGCGGGATTCCCTCATATCAATTTTGATTATTTTCATCGGGAATACAAGCATTTGTACAAGTCCAGTAAATCAATCATCATGACAGGTCTTTTAGGGGACAGTGTAATGCTGTGTTATATTTCTAGGAATAAAAAGGTAGAAAGGATTAAAGTTCTCACTCGCTATACCGATTCTACTAATATTAATTATGATTTCACCTATTCTGAAGCACCTATATTTTGGGAAGTATCTACAACAGACTTACTGGTGGCCCACATTTATTTAGGCAACATAAAAGACATAGAGCTTGGGATAGGTCACTACAAATACGAAATCCTTCTTACTGAATATACCAATAAGAAGGCGTTCGTATTGCTTGAAGTGATAACCTATTATTAAGACTCAGACCTAAATTTAGGATTAAGCCCTTTGGACTTAAATTTAACCACTTTCTTTTTTTCCTTAGTAGTAAGAGCTCCTTTTTGGGTGCCAGCGTATAAGCCATATTCGTTCTTTGTGCCAAGTCCTTTAGCTATAGCTTTCGGAGCATTTGTATTTCTCATTATGGTCTCGTCTATCTGTTTTTTGACACGAGGATCAGAGTTCATCTTTTTAGCAACATCTGCACGATTTTTTTCATTAGCTTTAGCTCTATCAGTATAAGGCTTAGCTGCTAACTTAGCTTGTTTTTTCTTACCCGGGCCCGGGCCTTTTGCTATTTTGTAGTCCATAGTAGTTTGAATTTAATGTTTCTTTTTTTTCTTTTTAATGCCAAATATTTCTTCTTTTGCTTCTATAGTTGCTTCTCTTTTGTAAGAGTCGATCTCATCCTTCACATCCCCGGGAGTCATTTCATCTAATTTGCCTATGTTAGCAATTATTCTCTTTTTAATAAATGCTCCACGTGTTTTGCTATATTCATAATACTCTCTGTCACTTACTTCTCCTTCCCATCCTGTATCATTTAAGCTGGATTGCAATTGATTCTTACTGACTTTACCTATCCATGCTTTATTATTTATAATAACATCCCATGCGGCTGCCGTTTGAGCATCATCAATTTTATTGTAAGATACGAATTTATCCGTATCCGGCACAATAGGGTCACCCAAGGCATTTACCATATCGTACATCCCAGAATCCAATCCAGGTATATCACGGTAAAAGTTGTGCCAGAAAGAAGATGTTTGCTTCATAGGAGTGTCCGTTGCGGCCATGATATCCTTGGCAATCTGAGTATAGGCATTCGGAACTACATATCCTTTTGCTGCACTGGACAATACCTTTTTAAGAGTGTTTACACTAGCCGTAGGAGTATCTTCAGAGAAGGCAGACATAAACTCACTCATGCCCTTTAAGAAGGTCATATCAGTTATAAACTGCATTCCCTTCCATGTATTTATGAATAATGTTTCTGCTATCGTTTTATCGTCCAACGATTCCGATTTATACTTTTCATTGTCGCGCAAGTTGCCAATGATAGCGAAAGGAATAGCGAAAGGAGTATTTAGATATGAATACCATTTGTCCCCTATTTTGATTGAGTATTTTTGCCATCCTTTTTGGGCTAATTCATAGTTCTTTTTGACATCTCCAGTACCATCAGCGGTAATCCTAATAAGCCCGTCATCATCATCTGACATAGCATAAGCAGCCATCATGGCAAGCACTCCAGCAGTTGCTTTTATGGTAGCCTTCTTCTTTTCATCGGCAGAATATTGCCGTTTATACTTTTCAGTTGCAAGAGATCCTGTTCCAAATATGGCCCTTTTGTACCCCCATGGGGTCCATTCTACATATCGATTAGCCACGTTGGATACAATTCTTGTAAAAGGAACTACATATTTCAAAGGTTTTATGCCTTTAAATCCTACTTTTTCTACTACACCAGCAACAGCATCGGTTATCATTCCTAATGTTCCATCAGCGGGGCCATTGAATGTCCCGCGCAATGCAAAATCTGCACTATCTTCAATTATCTCTTGACTTCTATTTTGTTCAAGAATCTCACCTACTCTTCTTTTTAAATCCAGGCCACTTAATCCTTCTTCTTTAGCCTGTGCTTCGGCAGCTACTTTCTTTTCTTTGGTATTATTAAGCGTTTCAGATACAGCCTCCCATATTTTAGTATCCGGGAATTCCTTTTTCTGAACTCGCGCCATATCGGCAGCCATCTCTGAAGCTCTCATTTCTCTCAACCCAGAATAAGCAACTGCATCAGCAGCGCTCATTAGTCTTGATACATACTTCCATGCAGTGAATGGATGTTTTATTTTTACATCCGTGAATGGTATTCTTAATTTTGGAGCTACTTCTAAAGCATTAGGACCCTCTACCTTCTCATTTTTAACAGGAGAATATCCAGTGGCCAACGTTGATCTTGCCTCTAGTAGTCCTTTTCTATATCCATTTAATAATCCTCCTACTAATATTCCTGTATTTTTCGGCTGTTTGGCCATAGATACAGTTAACTCTCCCACCGTCTCCACAGCGTTAGCAAAAGAGTTTGTTACATGAGTTTTATATCCAGAAAGAACATTCGCATACCACACGGAAGTAGCTATATCAGTCCAATTAACACCCTTAAGGGTCGTTTGAAATTTATACAAATCCTGAATAGCTCTTGACTTCTGAAATCCATCTGGAGTAGTTTGTACCCTATTGGCCAGTTCGCGTAGTTTTGTAGTCTGTTCTTCGGTTAATTCTTTAGCAGAAAATTCATCTGCATAAATTTCAGATAGCGCCTTTTCATCTACTGATCCAACATTGCTAAGTTCTATTACTTTTTCGTAGGCCTGCTTAAGCTTTTTAGGATAAACCTTGTCTTGAAATTTAGTTTTTGCCTTTAGAATAGATAGTTTTTTTTCATTTGACAATCTATCAAAAGTATCTTCCACTAATTTGGCTAATTGGGCCGCATCTGATTCAGAGATATCAAGATCGTCAATTAATTTATCTACTAAATCAGATTTCTTCTTTTCTACTTCGGAATAATGCTGAGTGACTATTTTATCAAAAGTCTCATCAATATTTTCTTTAACTACTCTCTCTGTTTTATTTTTTATCTTATCAGACTTAGCCAAAGAAGATAATTTCTGCCCTTCATGAGAAGCGTTCCATATATCATCAAGATATGGCTCTGCATCATCTCCAAGTTCAGCACGCATCTTCCTTGACCACGACTTAAAGTCATAGTAACCTTCTTTGATAAGGTAGTATCCATACTTCGCTCCTTCAGCTAATATCTTAGCCGTCAACTGAGGATCGATACCAGAACTAGCCCTAGAATTTAATTCCTTGAAGAGATTAGAAAGATTATCCTTAATCTCCTTTTTGGCCTTATTTATCTTCTGTCTTTCAGTTTGCTCTTTTTCTTCAGTACCCTTTTCTTTCTTAGGTTTTCTTTCTTTTATTTGATCGAGTTTACCTTGGATTCTTTTATCTTTTCTGGTTTGCCCGGCAATATTTTTGTTGGTGTCGTTGAGCTCACTAGCAATGGTTGCAAAGCGATCCTTGTTCTTTTCTTTGTATTCATCTCTTAATTTATTAATAGCACTGTTACTGGCAATGACATGCACCTCCGGAGAAGCATCTTTCATTAATTTATAAGCGTTTGCCGCTCTACCAGTTTCAGTAGCCTGTTCTTTTACTGCTTGGTCAATAATTTGACTTTGTATCTGAGCATATTCATTGGCTACAATTTTATCTCCAGCTTTGATAGCTTCATTGTATTTTTTTGCAAAATGCTTTAATCCTGAAGCACGAATAGCTACCTTAACATGCTCTTTTACACTATCAGGAATATTGAGAACATAAGCCAACGCCTGATCATCTCCTCTTGTAATATGTTCACTCAATAAATCATCCGCTTCTTTAGCTGTAACGGCTAGACTTTTTACTGGATAAACTGCATTAGCGAGCGCTCTAGCCTTTACTTCTTTGGGAATGTCAGATCTGCCCTGGATAGTAATTGCCGTCTTTCTAATAGCCTCTGATGGTTTTGTTTTAGGCAATTTAGCCTCTTCTATAAGTTCTTGATCCGGACTCTCCTGGGTTCCAGTATTTACTTCTTGCGACTCTTCCCCGCTTTGCTGTAGGCTATTGCTATTGCCTGCTTGATTGCCGCCTCCTTCGATTTTGGGTGCGACATTCCTATTGCTCCCTTCTTCTTGAAGCTGTTGATCAGTTCGGATATGTTCTGCTGAATCACCTCCGGTTTCTTTCCTTCTTCTAGTGGCATCTTCTTGAATATTTAAATTTGCTATTTGCTCTTGTGCTTTTTGGATATACTGATTTCTAAGAATCTTCTTCCTTGCGTTATATTTTTCTTTATAAAGTCCTATCAATTCAGCTCCTATTTCCTTTTCTCTTTCTGCTGCTTTCTGAATTTGAATGCCAGTGGTCGCGGAAGAATAGGCCAGCTCTCTCTCCAAGATTAAATCTTTTATTCTCGCATCTATTCCAGATGTTTTACGAGTAAGATCATCCATCATAGGCTTGTTAATATCCTCCTTCTGAATTTCCAGCATTTCTAACTGTTGAATTTCATCATTGGAAATATTGTCTTTTTTATCTAAAATTTCAGTAACCCCATTGTCAATATTCTGAATTCTGGCAGCACTTTTAAGAGTTTGATTTTCTGATTGCAGTGTCTCTACTTCCTGCTGTTTTTCAACAACATAATCAATAGATTTTTGATATTCTGCTTTTTCTTTTGGATCTGTCGCGGTATCTCTTCTATATTTAAGCCCAGAAGACACTCCGCTTAAAGTGCCTCCTAATAATCCACCGATTAATCCTGCCTCAATCAGCCCATCTGTCCACTGCCTTGTTTCATCATAAGATAAACTTGCGTCCACGTTAGAGAAGAATTGCTGAGCAACCTCGGTAGCGGCTTCTTCACTAAATCCCTTGGCCCCATTAATCATCATCGATGTCACGCGAGTTTTAAGTCCACCTCCACTAAGGTCATCTAACCTATCGAAGAATTTACTTACAGGGAGCATTTCTAACGGAGCAGATATAATGGCGTTTCTCATTCCGGAGTTCCACGCTTGGTTTCTAGCTTCCTGCTCATCTAAACCTTTTTCGCGAAGGGCTGTATATGCCTGCTCATATTCTGAATTGAATATTTGTGTACTGGAAATAAATGATCCAGGACTTGCCACATAAGTTCCCAATTCTTTAAAAGCACCAATAGTAACATTTGGATTCCTTAAGGCTGATTGAGAAAGAAACTTAGTACCTGTATTTGCAGCACCCCCACCTCCGGCAAGCACTGTCATCAAGTCGGCAAATGCTGGAGCTACCTTTGCCTGGATTGTATTGTCTAACTCTGTGTTACCTCCAGATTCTGTTTTATTATATAAGACATCTCCTAGATATTTATCCAATTGTACTCTATATTGATCAGCCCACTGTCCAGTTACATAATCCTCGTAAGGCTTATCTGGATTAGTACCTGTTAGTTTGTCAAGATGATAAGATGTTCGCGCAATAAAGTCTAGCGTATTGGCAGGTAGTTCTAATATTCTTTTGTTAACTCTTCCACCAAAGTCATTCAGATAATACATGGTGGCATCATATCCATTCATCTGAGAAACCTTGTAATCCTCGATGGCTTGATTTTTTTGATCCTGAAAATATTGTGCCTTTTCTGTATTATCTAATTCACCAATAGGAGCAATCCCGTTCTCTGTTCCATTTTGACTACGTTGCGCTGCAGATATTGGATTATTAATAATATTTGGATTGTCAGTTTGTGTTGTCTGCTCAAAAGGGCTTGTTTTTAATGAAATGTCTTGAGGAGGAACATCTGAGGGAGTAGAAGTATCCGCTGATCTATCTGCGCCAAGTTCTTCATCCGTTATACCTCCAGAAGGAGCTAAATCAGGAGCAAAAGCTATAGGTAGTGAATTTTTATACTGATCAAATACATTCTGAGCATCAATTGGTGGAGCAGAAAGCGTCCCAGGCTGATTTGCATCTGCGAATAAATCTCCACTTGTTCCAGCCGGTGAATTTGGGCTGAGTGGAGGGGCTTGGTTTTGGTCTTGGGGTGTATTTTCTTTTTTTTTTACTACTGCAGGTCCACCATAAGCACCCACAAAAGTAGTGCGAAATTCTCCATAGGTTTTAGCTGCAGTCTTGCCTTCTGACTTAAGCTTATTATACCCTTCTTGTAAAGAAGTCTCAAAATCAGCAGGGTCATTATATAGCTTTTCCTTGATAGCATCGTATTGTGATGTATCACCGCCATAATATTTGTTGACTACAAAATCTACTAATGGATTAGGTCCTGGCATTATTAATTATTTTATATTTTACCATTGTGCCGGAACTATTGCCGGAGTACTGGTGCTTGTTGCTACATTTTTAAGATTTAGTGCTGGATTGTAAAGCTTGCTATCTATCTGCTGTTGAGTGATACCATAGTTGGCTTCCATCTGCTTATTTACTTGAGAATAAGGCACTCGAACTGTATATTGATAGATGTTTTTACCTACCTCCTTAACTTCATCTCCGGATGCCTGAGCATCAGCTAATACTTTCTGATATTCTGGACTATTTTTATCATAGTCGCTCATATCAACAGTAACGGTACCATTTACATAGGGCACATATTGAACTCCAGAAGTTTTTCTTATTTGGCTTTCATTCTCTACTAACACCTTTCCACTTGAATTAGTCGGAAGAAGAGACACTCCTGTAGGCTTAAATTGAACGCCACTCACATATTTACTTGCAAGTTTTTTATCATTAAGCACATCGGCAAATGGAGCATTTACCTCTACATTGGTAATGTTATTTGGCGTAATAACAATAGGCTTTAATTTAGATTGTTCTAGATACACAGTACTTGGAACCCATCCAGTCTTGATAGCAGCCCTACTCGATCCTTCTCCTACCGGGTTATTGAAATTTGTTATATAGAAATTCTTATTTTGATTAAGCTCAGTAGCGGTTCCAATGGAATCATTAGACCCAATACCTCCTTGAACTGCTTCCTCATCTTGGCTATACTCATAAGTCTTTTGAACGGACTGCTTATTTCTGCTTTCAAGATCTTGTCTAGCGATATCCCTAACAAGGTCATCTTGCTTAAGATTTTTTCTAACTGGATCTCCATTCTGACGAATCTGCTGATATATCTGATCTCCTTCCAATCCTGCATATTGAGGATATAATTCAGGGTGAGCCTTTATGTAGGCCACGTCTGCATTATATATTTCTGGGAGTGTTTTATTTGCATAGTAATCTTTTACTGCCCCATAATCAAGATAGTTATTCAATACATCATCGGAAACACCAGGAGAATAAGTTCCATCATTGTTTCTTTTCATGTATATGCCATTCTTGATATTTTGAACTACGGTAGTATAGGGTCCGTTTTCAATATCAGTCTTATTGGCAAATTCATTTAATCCAAGCTGCTTATAATTGTTAGTAAAATTATCGGCAGCGGCTTCAATATTATAAAGATCAGGGTTTGCTTTAGGATCATATACGCTTACTTGCTCTTGCTGTCCGTATTTGTTGGTTCGCGTGATTGTTCCACTATACGTTCCGATCGGAGTAGAATTATAATTTACATTACTCAGTGTAGTGGCTTCTCCTTGATTATATTCGTTCTTTCCAAAAGCTGAGGCGTAATCAGGAATAGTCTTATCAATATCATTCAAATAAGAAGTATGCTCATTATTACCAGTCTCAGCAAATGAATTTATATCAGCATTTAAAGCTGCCAATCTTTGTACATCTACCTGCCCGCTATCCAGCATAGCTGCCGCTTCTTGATTAAACCTACCTTTGTATTTTTCATATTGAGGAGTATGCTTTCCCTCAGCATTAACGAAGTTGAATTTATTGATTTGATCTTGAAGTGCCTTTTGTCTTGCTGCTTCAGCCTTTGCCTTCTGATCATTAATTTGAGCCTGCAATTCAAAGCCGCGCATGTCCAGCGGTGGAACCTGATTAGAGGATACGCCAGCTTCGCCATACCCTACACGTGGGTCAACTCCTAATAACTTCTGAGATATAAGATCCGTTTGGGCCATTATTTATTATAAGATCTAACTCGTGGCTTTATACCAGCTTTCTTCAATAGATTTCCTCCAAAATTAGAGCTTCCTGGATTATCTGGATTGTTACCATATTGATCGCCAAAATTACTTGTCCCCGTACCCATATTCCCGCCAATAGAAGCGTTTGTGTCTTGGAGTTGCCCCCCTTGAGCATCAGCCTGCATATTGCCTCTATATTGTCCATTTTGGCCATTTAAAGCTTTGCTATACAAGGAAGACGTAAGTGCATCGTTTGCCAGTTGTCCAGCACTCCCTAATGCACCTTCAAGATTTCTATTGGAAGCATCAGTAAGCGCCTGCTTTCTTAAGACTTGGGTTTGGTATGGCTGGTTTTTGTTATAATCGAACATATTAAGCTCTTCTCCCTGTTTCATGGCAAGAGCATTGTTTAAATTCTGTTCAGATTGAAGTCTATAATCAGCACCTTGTCCAGCCAATTGATTTAAGCCTTCGCGTTGGCTCCTGTCTGCCGCAGTAAGACCCGCAATGGCTTCCGCTGAACTATTACTAGTCTGTTGTGCCTTATTTGCGGTCTGGGCTGTCTGTTGACCTAACAAGTTTTCGTAATATGCCTGATTTGGAAGACGTGTGGAATTAGCCATAGTTCTAGCGCGATTCTCAAATTCTTGAGAAGCTGCCGTCCTATTTAAAGTAGGCCGCTGTGCATTGATGCCATTAGCCAGCTTCTTTTGTTTGGCTGCCCTGATAGCTTGTATGATAGCGCTACCTGCCTGAACTCCAAGCCCAGCAAGTGCTAATGGAGGAAATGCCGCGCTTCCTGCGCCTGCTGCTGCTCCTAATGCGTTTCCTAAATTTGGCATAACGTAAATCTATGAATTATTTTTGTATTATTTATTGGTTCTCTGATTTATTTGACTATAAAGAGTAAGGAATCTTAGCCTAGATAATCCAGTAGAATTACTCTCTATTTTCATTCTCAGTACATTGGAAGTCATTAAAGGCCCATTATAATAAAGAGCCGCCCTTTGATCGGTAGCCCCATTATAATCCCCCAAAATATCCGCACAATACACATTTTCAATAAATTCTATATCATCATCTATTAAACGGGAAATTTGACCATTTTGATTAGTTATCTCTGGGGTTGCCCATTTAACATTGGATTCCTGCTCAATATTGTTGAAAATCTTCTGATCGTTCTGCTGTTCGTTGAAAACCACATCAATGGATGGCTTATACTGTGTTCCGTAAAAGTTATTGTTCAGTACATTACTATTATGCTTCCACAATACCCCGTCTTTGAACGTGAACATGTCCGTGTTGATATAAGCATATCTCTCTGGGAGGAAACTGTAGAACCCATTATAGGTATCGCTCATGTAGTTATAGCCTATGGTTTCATCTACGAAAGACAGTAATGAAAGTTTGAATGTCGGATCTATACCGCCATGTACTAGCCCAGTATTCATATATTGAGTTCCCTTGGCCAGGAAATAGGTTCTGGCCTTATTTTGGCTGATAGGGAACATTCCATTTGAATTATTGTATCGAACATGGGCTCCTTTAAGATCACTAAACCAAAAGGCTTCACTACCATACTTGAATACGGACTCCGGATGAGTTGTGCCAAAATCGCCATCTAATCTACGTGGATTATTCACATAGTTATCAGTTAGCAATACCTGTGAATCTCCAGCGGCATTCTGGAAGGTGGACTGTTCTATATAACAAACACTAGGTTTCCTTTCATTCACAAATACTATCAGGGTATCAAAGCCTATAAGTCTTCTGATGGCACCATAATCATTTGGGACATCCAGGGAGTTTAATTCTTCAAATGCACACAACCCATTGACTTTAGAATCCTCAATAAGTCTATTTGAATACCTAAATAAGGTCGTTCTCTTGAGTTGCTTGTCACCATTTATATTGACAATATTTGGCCTTCCGAGTGCCTTTTCCCAGAATCCAGCCCTTTTATTAGGATTGGGATTCATCGAATAGAAATCTACGAAATAATGATTCCCGGTATTATAAGAGAAGTTTGTTGCATATAATGGGACATGATGCATAGTATGCACATCCCCCTGCCAAACAAAATGGGAGGGCTGATGAGTTTTACTACCATCTGAAGCATAAACAAACTGATATGTCTTGCCACATTCATAGTATATTACCGTCTGATCGTTTTTCCTTGGGGTATATGTTTCAATAAATGTTCCTGGACCGATCGGAGTAGTTGTAGTGTACTCTGCGCGATACGGAATCACAAGATATCTTCCCAACTGAACACTTTTTATTTCTTGAGCAAGCACTCCAAGATATGTTCCATCAGATTTATAGTAAATATTTACCTCATCTCCTGTAGCAAATACATAGGGAGTATTATTAGATGGCTGAGTAGTGTTTTTTACTCCATTGAATATTGTAGTATTGTTATTCCAGTTATAAATGTCGAGCCAAATATCTATGGCATCCGACAGATTTGTTGGCAGATAATTCGTGATAGGGTTTCCATTGGAATCTAACCCTAAATAAAATATAGGATTTCCAGATGCGTCATGACCTATAGGAACATCGCGCTGTTCATTAATAGACAAGAAATCACCACCACCGCTACAGTCGGTGGTAAGATTGTGGATTCTTTTTTCTACTACCCTGACCAATATGACTCCATCATCAGACTTGCCACCTTTTCTGATAGTCCCATAATATGGAGTATCTATACCATTTTCCTTGGCTGTATAAAATCTACTAGAAATACTATTTACTCCTAAATATAATTCGCAAGTATTAACATCTCCATCTGTTGTTCCAATGATAGGATCAATGAATATAGGATTGCCATTCACATCATATCCGGAAACATAATTCACATCATTGGTAACTCCCTGAATAAAAGCCGATACTGTCTGGTTTTCAGAAACAACTATCTCATAGGCTTGTGCCCATGCAGGAGGATCGGTAGTAATTCCAAACGATATAGCCCATTGTTTATAACCCTTCTCTATGACCCCTCCAGTAATTAGCTCCCCAGCATTCCAGAATTCAGGAGGAACGTTTACCGCAAGTTCAGGAAGAGTATAAACACTACTCTTTCTACCAGCAGTATCTCCATAAATAACTCCTATAGAGTATTGACTATTATTTTTAAAAGACAAGAAGTTTGCTCTTGTTATTCTTCCATCTAAAGTATTAAGGGGGATATTGAAGAAAGATTGAGTTACCGCATTAACACCAAATGGAACCTGATCATAACCCTCAGTACAGTTACCAAGATCTATTCTATTCTTAGCAAATGTCAGCGCTTCAGCAAGTAGTGGAACTGAGTCAAATGGAATATCCGTATCGGCCTCATCTATTACTGGATAGCTTTGATCATTTTTAAATAATATATCGACAAGATAATTAGCGGACGTATAATCAGCGAAGTTTATTCTCTTGATTAATTTAAACGGGCTATTTCCTTCTGAAGAATCAGGAGTATTGGCCCTGAATGCTACGTCAATATATTTTATGAATCTCTTATAAATATCTACCTGTGATGGATCAGCTAAATAGGTATTAGGATTAAATCCAATTGTCGGCAAAGTAAATGATAATCTTACTGTATCAAATGTTTTTGTCTGCTTATACGAACAAGAAATAAACGGAGACACTGCTGCCCACCTAGAGTTCTGGTTGTCATGGTAAACATATCTATACGTAAATTGGCCATTTACATTTTTAAGATTATTGATATCTGAAGAAGTATTAGAATCGAATACTTCTCTTATGATAAGAGGATAAATAGGAGGTCTTTTAATGAGTTCAAATGCTGACAGATACTCATTGGTATTTAACCCGGTAAAATCAGTATTAATGTTTATTTGTCGTGGCCCATTGTTATCTACCCAGAATAATAAACCAGAACCATTGTTATTAACAAGCTCTACTCCATTAATAAGATAATCTATCTTGAAATTAAGCCCATCGGTCATCCCTAGTAACACCTGATCACCGGGAGAAAATGGAGTAGTCTGCACGATAGCTCTTATCGTAGCGCCATCGTAAATATAAATTCCATTGTTATGGTTGCTATTAAAGTTAAACCAGATGATCCTATTATTCAATTCATCGGAAAATGCTCCCAATGTCTTATTCGTACCCGATGGAAGTGCGAAAGAATTTGCATCAAATATATTGGTATTGCCCTTGATAGATTCCACCACCCCATCGCTTCCGGAAGTTACTGTATTGACAATAATATTCAGTGCAGAACGGTAATCGCCCTGTTCAAAAAACTCATCTGCATCATCGAAGTTGCAACGCCTGAAATATCTCTTGTCAATTACCTGCATTTAGTTCTTAGGGGTCTGCATGACACCACTTCTGAATATTTGAATAATCTTATCCCATGTAAGATCACTTGTTCTTCTGTAAGCTAATCTCTCCTGGTTTCTGTACTGATCCTCTGCTCTTTGCTTTTCACCGAGTCCCCTATTGGGATCATTCTCACAATCTCTCCAAAGGATATAATATTTTATCGCGCGTTCAATAACTTCGTCTACCAAGCTACCTCCAGAAGGATTAATTCCATTGGTTACATACTCAATATAAATAAGCTTGTTTGCGTATCTGGAGTCAAATACAAACCTTCTATTGGCGCTATCAATCCTAAACTGACCATCTCCCTGCACTCCTGCACCAAAGCCATAAATGGCTCCAGAAGTATCCGCATAGGTTCCCCAGTTGTTTAGCCAGAAGCCATTACTGTCTGCCTCATCTATTCCTGAGTTTTGATCGAATCCAAGTATGGAATAATTCGGCACGTACTTGGCATTCTTTACTGGAAGCCCACAATCATCAACATCATTAGTAAGAATCAAACGATTGTTTACTGTGAATACCTTAATCCTATCTCCTTCCTTATGACCAATTTTTGTCCATTTAGCCATGTCTTTAGGGAAAGGAACCGAAAGGGTATATTGATCGATTGTATAGGAAGTAGTTTTTATCTCTTGGGCAACGTCAATTCTCATCTCTTGGAGTGATTCAAGAGCCCACATCTCATACTTCCTGTACTTTTTAAGGCTAAGGTCATCCCTCTCCTCGCAAGCAGAGCGTATGATTGAATCCAGTGTTACATACCCCTGAGTACTCATAACTGACGTTTAACTGGGTTGGTGTTAGAAAGATCATCCTGTGGAATCTGTGGAGACATCAACTTATAAACATAGTCTATAATTTGTTGCTCCAGGTCCATTGAAATATTTATAGCTTCCGAAGAAGTTGTTATCAATTGCAATATAACTTTTTTTATGCCAAGCTTATCAAGATTCTGATCAAAATAAGCCCTGTTTCCCTCTCCCCAGAATCCTACATTTCCCTGAAGGAAAGCACCCTTATGTGAATTAACGAAATTCAATCCTCCATTCCCAATAGGAATAAATGAATTAAGTTGAGCTACGGTAGGGGTCATCGACACTGGGAAACTTGCCGGATTAGGGCGTATGCTTTTAAGTCCTCCATTCTTAGGAAGGCTCAAATACTGAGCAGGAATATCTACATAGTTCAATAGAAGCTCTTCATCTTTCTGGACTGTCACACTTGGAAATGTAACGGTATAAGGCTCCGGAATATCAGTATCGCCAGATCTTATTCCTTCCAGGATAGAAATTTTTACGAAATAGGCTAGCGCCTGATCTACGTATAGTTGTATCTCTCGATTATCGTATACCGAATCTGCGGATGGCGCACCGCCATCTAAAAGACGGTGTATCTGTTCTGCTATCTGTTGTTTTTTAGTAAATGGGATCATGCCATACCTCCTTTTTCGCGTTCAGCAGCAGCGCCTTGATACAATTCACCATCTCTGGTAGAAAGTCCAATGTAAGTAAGTATCGTTGCACAAAGCTCATTGTGTGTAATCTCAGGGAGTGTCCAGTTTACGCTTGTGTTTGGATCATATACCGGAGGCGTTCCAATACCTGACCATATTGGTGCCACTGGATTGGAGATATAGGTAAGCTTATATTTCATGCCCCCTTTTTTAGGATACACGTCTACAAATGTTCCAAAGTCTATTCCAATAGGATAGAAGTTGTCTGGCTGTACAATAGCGCTATTTAGGTAATAATTCTTGCGGTCCTGCGTAACTTGTTTCGTTTCTACCCATGTATTATAACCATCGTTAGCCGAGCAATCGGTAGGATTCTTATAGATAAAAGACTCTAAGTTTACCTGATAAATAAAATCAGCAGGCTTGGTAAATCTTCCATCTTTATCTAAAGCATGTTCAATAGTTTTCACTACTGGAGACAGCTCATTGCTTACGATGGAAGTATTCTCATATTGAAGTCTAAGCTTTTCGATCTTGTCGAGCTGCGCTTGACGGGCATACAAATTGAAGCCATCTATGTTTAGATAGCCAATCTGGTTCTTACGAGCCAGCGCGAAGATGTAATCTTTTGCTTGTCCTATGTTCATATATTAGCAACCTCAAACATTTCTACATGACAGAACCAATTTATTGTTTTATTGGCTTCTCCAGTAACTTGAACTTTAAGTGCTTTTGCTGCATTATCGGCTGTTACGGTAACAGTCCAGGCAGACGCTGCGGCATCCTGATCTACTACAGTAGGGACAATGGCATTAGCCAAAGTAACAGTACCTGCCAAATTTTTAAGTATACCAGTGAATTGAAAATAGCTACTATCTCCATAAGTACCAGAAGACCCTCCAATTTGCATTGCTGATACGACTGCCCTTATTGACCATATTCTATCTGATGGAATAACAGCATTAAGAGTTACACCGCCAATAAATAATTGTGCTATTGTTGCATTTGTAGTTGATTTGTATAAATAAATATCCGACTTCTGTGCATCACCCTGCGCATTGAAATTACCAGATCCTCTTGACATTTGAGTATCAAGATATGACTGAGCTCCTCTTCCTCCGGTATGTGATGCTGCAGCATTCGCTGTGGTAGAAGGAGAGTCTCCTTCCAAGTGGGCAGCAAAAGCATTGTTGACAGCTCCTGTTCCTTCCAAGTGAGCATAACTTGCCGCAGCATTAGTGTGTCCGCTTCCTTCCAAGTGAGCCCCAAATCCTCCGTTATTATTATTTATACCAGATACGTTAGCCGAAAAACCTGTATTTGTATTAGATTCTCCACTAATAAATGAACTGTCTCCACTGTTTGTATTTGAATTACCAATCACCTCAGAGTTATCTCCTGAGTTTACATTTGTATCTCCAATCGAACTAGAGTTCGCTCCACTCGACTCATTAGAGGTTCCGATTACTTGTGATTTATCCCCAACTGACCCTGACCTAGTACCAACATTAAGAGCGTGTGTTACTGAAATGTCAGTTCCATCATTAGTTAAAGCAGAGCTTGCTACTGGAGTTCCTGTAGAATTATATCGTATAGTTTGAGTATCAGTACCTACTGGCATCTGATTTGGGGTAATCTTATATGCCTTCCAAGCTCCGGCACTTAGATCATAGTAAGCATAAACCATTACATTTCCACTAAACGCTTCTGCAGCAGTAAGGGCTATTCCTGCGATTGTTACCGTATTGGATGCTGTCGTGCAAATAGACTTCCATACAATTACAAAATGATCTCCATCTACTATTCCAGCAGGAGTACTAATTGTGATAGTATAAGAAGCGGCCAATGTTACTGTGCCATTGAATACTTGGTGCTCCTTACTAGTTCCAGGAACAAGAGTAATAGTCGCGCCTCCAGATGCTACGTTTGTATCCGTAGTTCCTGAAACTGGAACAGAAATACTTGCAGCACGAGAGAAGGCCTCATTAAAAGCTATTGGCGTTGCTAAGCTACCTACGCCCTTCCAAACAGATCCAGTAGTAAGTGCAGTTGTTTGAATATCAGATCTTGATCTTACCTCACCAGAGGTTTCCCTAGTAAGCACTGCTACATTCGTAGATGCTACTGGATCTGGAATTATTTTAACTGTTCCATTAGTTGTGTCTATAATTACATTATCCGACCCATCATAAAGAGCAGACTTATTTCCTACATAAGCCCACCATGTGTTGTTTATGGCAGTAGTAGCTGGAGGATTAGATCCAGATCCCGCTGCCTGAATACAAACATAAGTATAGGTTGGGCTAGTATTTCTCAGCACTGGATTCCCCAGTGCGTAATCAGCACCATTAACCCAAAATGCAAGTCCTTCTTGCCCAGCAGAGGCTACGGTCCTTCCTGTGATTCCTACATACCAAGTAGTAGTTCCCACATCATATACTCCATATACCTGAGTGTTTCCACTTGCTGCTTCTTGATCTGTTAAGGCAATACCAAATATAGTAATGTTATTTCCGGCCAGTACTTTTGATCCACTATATATAATAGTAAAACTATCTCCGTCTTTAAATGATCCGGTAGGAAGTGCCACGGTATAGCTTGCGGTCATCGTTCCACTGCCAAGTAATACCTGAACTTTATCAGATACTCCAACAGTAAGATTTAACGTACCTCCTCCATTAGGAACAGATACTGTTGTAACTCCTCTGCCTTCTTCTGGAATTCCAGCAGCCCTGAAAGCTGTAACCGACAAGTCCTGCGACTGAAGAGCATTAAGTATTAAGTTTTTATAAGTATTAGTAAGTCGTACAGTATAAGTTGTGGTTGATCCAACTGTCGCTGCTGTTACATCAGTTCCAAAACTTCCATCTCCAGCAACTACTATTGTGTTTCCGCCTCCCGATCCCCCACAGAATGGGATAACCTGAATAGGTGCGGATGTATTATCATTGCAACCACAATTTTCATCGAAGCTGCCTACTTCCATTATCTTAGCAATCCATACTGCAGCATCAGCAGGCTTGCCGCATTCTCGCGCATTAATCCAGTTTGCCATCAAAATATTGATTTGCATCAACTGGTCAAATACTACTTTTGCCTGACCAAAATTACCTACTGATTCATATTGATAAAATAGATTAGTGAGGCTTTTCATCCCACAATAGATCGTACACTGAGATAGCGTACAATCATTCTGAATCTCATCTGACCCTGTAATGATCCACTGAACCATTAAACCATCTGAGAAAGTATACCTGATAGTAGAAGTTATTTTCCCAGTATAAGTTCCAGTATATACATTTGGATAAGTAGCCTGAAGAATAACACCACTTCCAGTAAGATTTGTAAATTCAAGATTTGCAGGATAGAATAATTTATGAACCCTTGTTATCGTAGGAGTTACTCCTTTGATCGCATAGCTAGTTACATCAGTACTTGTTACGGTGGCACAGTCACAGTCTGCCTCCAACGTAAGTGCTACCGTCGGTTTCACATAATCAGAACAGAATTCATACTCTATTGGATCAGTAGAGTAGTCTCCTGGCTGTGCACCACCTGAAATTCTAACTTGATAGGTAATGGTATAAATTCCTATGACTGGATTCCCGTCTACGTCATTTGGAATAGCTACCGTATCAAAAACAAGGCTAACATTTCCTACAATATCCGGATCACCAAAGTCTGTATTCTCATAAATAAGACCTGCTGGCCCTTCTATCTTAAAGATACCAGCTACATCAGACAATGCTATCCCTTCATCAGAATAAGGAGTAGTATCAGTAAGTGTAAAGAACTGATCAGTGGAGTTCTGAAAGTCGAATAAGGTGGTGAATGTTAGTGTATTTGGTAGCATGTCTTTTATTTAATAAACATGCCCATAGCGCTATGCTACAGGCATGTGGTTTAATGTGTATGTAAACTTGAGTTACTCTTCTTTACTATCATTGGCAACTTCCTCTAATTTTGTAGCAGCCTTTCATTTAGTTGTCTGCTTGCTACCTATGATTTTCTTAGTTTCAGCAGGGGTCAAGTATTGCTCTACTCCATGCTGCTCAATTTTCTTATCAATGTATGAAAGCTGAACTCTACCATGGGTGTTCTCAAAGAAGAATCTCATTAGGTCTTCATAAGGATCTGCCCCAGGAGTAACCTGCTTGATCTGTTTTCTTGTTTCAGAGAAGAACCACTGATGCGATATCTCTTCATAAGAAATAATATCCAATTCAACAGCTTTATTGATAGAGTGAATAATAGGCGTTCTGGTATCTACTGCTCCACCTAAGAATTTCTTAAGGTTGGCATAGTTACCCGTAGGTGCAGAGATAAACTCAATCAACTGGGCTTCATTTTCAGTCTTGTTAGGTTTTACAGCTCTCTTAAGAACACCCAATTGAGTAGCTAATTCAGAAGCACTCATATCGAATATGATACCCTTAGCACGGTGCATCTCTTTCTCAATGTTCATTTTCTTAGCTGCAATTTCATGATCTTTAACTTCTTCAAAGATATGACCTGTTCCACCAGGAGGTATTGAATGAGGGTTGGATCTATTATAATTGGTAGCCCTCAGATAGTTAATTATATGTCTTTTATGGGGTTCCCTGCCTGAGAAGGTAAGTTTGTTATCCCCAATTTTAGTAAATTCAATTTGTTCGAAAGTCCATGTGTTATTTTTGCTGTCCCAATCTTTAGGTACACCTATTTCAACATTACCACCACAGTTAAACTCTTCAGTTTCACCCTTGTGATAATTTTCATCATCAGGATGCAGATTGTTCCTCCATGGATCATAAATTGTATCTCTTGGAGGAATATTTACACTAGCTCTCAATATTGGGACTGGATTCCCTTGAATGTCCTTTGTGTGTTTTGGATTTCCAAGATTCCTAAATGTTACAGTTTCATTGGGCTTAAGTTCTTTGTCCCATTCAAGCTCTTTTCTAAGACGCTTGCTTATTTTATTATATTCTTGTCTTTGTGTCATGATTTCTTTACAGTTCTAGTCTGTTAAAAAGCGGGGGAAATTTCCCCCGCCCATTGTTTGATTTATCTTTTCTTAGATGTTACCTCTGTGCGCGATAATTGCTTGGTTCGCAAGTGCTACTGCAACTCCGAATTCAGTCAAATATCTGTAGTTGATCTCATCCACTTCACTTCCTTTTCCTGGTGAGCTATCTCCACCCATACCGAATTGGAACTTTCTGTCGAAGTTGTTTCCGTGCGGACCTGGAGCAGATTTGTAACCAAGCTGAACAGTGTAACCTGCTTTACCAGTTACCGGATCTTTGGTCATAGCCACTGGAGTGATCATGATGTACCATGGATATGGTTGACCTGGAGCAGCAGTGATTTTAGGGTGGTTAAATTCCACAGCTTGTTTAGTGTAGAACATGAATCCGTTCAAGAAGAAACCATTGTAACCGAAGTCCACCATTCTAATTTTCTTAGAAGTAGAACCGTTTTGATTATCAAGATAAAGTCTTGCACCGTTTTTCATTACGTCTGTAACTAGCTTCTCAACATCAGCGTGGGCATTGTTACCCATCTTCATGTCATGCTCGTTACCAGCTCTTTCTCTGATAAGGATTTTAGTCCAGTTGTACATATCCTCCAATGTTACTGTAGTATTGTACAAGTAGTCGTTACCTCTTTCAAAGATCTGTCTTTCAACACCCTTAGAAATTGTAACAGTATCGCCATCAGCGTCAATAGCTGTACCACCAGCACCTAGCAATGCTTGGAATGAAATCTCTTCCTTGTGAAGGATAAAGGTTTTCATGTCATCCTCATCAGGTTGATACATCGCACCTGTGTAAGAAGCACGTTGTTTCAATCTTAGAGTAGCAGCAGTACCAGAAAGCGTGATTTTGTTTTTAACAATACCAAGATCCTCATCGAAGAGAACCGGAATGTTCATCATGCCTTCATTGTATGATTTTCTCTCTCCGTACTGGTGAGCAATAGGGATAACAGTTTTACCAGCAGCGATAACAGTGTTAAGCGTTGCCGTAGCTGAATTACCTATAGGTTGTACGGTGATAGTATGCGCGAATGCAACTGACTCGTCTTTAGAACGAATGAATAAGTCGGTAGTACCGAGCTTAACAGTCATGTTAGGAGAGAAAGGAGATCTTGTACCAGTCTTCTGGTAAGGACCGTCGATGGTGATTACTGCAACAGCACCTGGAGTAGCTCCACCTGTGAAGGATTGTACAGTGATGTTGTTAGTAAGCCAACCTTCTTCGTGCCATCTGATAACATTATCTTCTGCTACTGTCCAAAGACCATTAGCCTCAGAGAATGTCAAGAAGTCTCTTTCATCTGCTTGAAGGAAAATCTCTTTCCACAACAGGGAATCCGCTCTTAGGAACTCACCTGTATTCGTCGGGGTGAACGAATTTAAAATGACCCCATTACTACTATTTGCAATTATGTCTGCCATGATTTCTTTTTACTTTTCAGTTAAACATTCCTTCTGTTGGCGGCAAACTTTGCAAATTGATCTCTGGCTGTTTCTACTACTGGAGCCTCCATCTTCGTGGAAGTCTTCGGTGGTTCAGCATTCCTGAGTTGCCTAAGTTGATTCTCCTGGAAATTAGCCCTACCTGTGTTCTTAGCTTCTGCGAGAATTTTTTCGAAATTAACATTCCTCATTATAAACTCGAATAAAGCTTCGTGATCGGTATTGCCATTATCATCGGAAATAGCCTCCATTATAAATCGGATAGGATCATACATTGCATTTTGGATGATATCACGAGAAGCCGGGTCCATCGGGATCGAAATCTCAGTCTCACCAATACTATATGCGACTCTATCTGCATTATCTAAAACATAATCTACGCTACCTCTCCATGCCTGATTCCTTTCTTCGGTATCATCTGGAGTTTCTTGAGTTTCAGCGCCTCCAAGAGTTTCTGCTTTCAGGACATCCTGGAAAGCTTTCATTTTCTCTCTGGCTTCTCTTGCATCTTCCTGAAGTTTCAATCGGATAAAATCCTGATCTTCTTCTTCCTCAATGGTCTCGTAGTCTTTTTTATAATTTCTTTCAAATTGCTTAGAGAGGAAGTCAATGGACTTACCTGAATTTTCAAGGAAATAAATCTGACGAAGTATCTCCTTTTCCGGTAAAACATCAGCGTTTATAGAAGTAACACGATCATAAAGATTTGAATCGCCAAACTTCCGCGCTACAGCTATACGCCTTTTTTCATCCTCACTAAGACCAGAAAACTCCTTCTGAGTAGTCTTATATTGATCCCTTAATTGAAGGGCTTCTGTTATTTCTTTGAATGAATTGACGCTTATTCCAGCCTCTTGTAAGACACCAACTACATCATACTCATCGAGTTCTCTTACGCCTTGATCATCATCCGCTACTGGTTGATCGTCAACGTTTTGAGATCCGTCATCACCTGGCTGTGGAGCAACATCATCTGCAATTTCTTGCTCTGGTTGTTCTTGATCTGCCTCTGGTTTAACTTCAACTGGAGCAGCAGCCACAGGCTGTTCTTGTGTTACTGGTTGTGCTGGTGTTTGAGGAGTGAGAGATATATCTACTGGGCCTCCTTCTTGCCCCTGCCTTAATCCATTAAAGATGTCGGCCACCTTGCTTCGGTCGTATCCGAGAGCTTGTGAAGATTCTTGTTCTTCGTTTGGCATATTTTTTTTATTAAAAATACGGGTAGATTCATTTTTTTTGTCTAAATTAGGCGCAGAAGAGTATTTGAGAGTATAAAGTATGAACCCAAGAAAAATACAGACTGAAATAAAAAATAATGTTATTGTTCTCCCCACATGGGATTTCTACCAAATACTTCTCTTTCAAAGAAACAATTATCATCGATGGCTTAATTACAATGTTATAAGATGTGGAATAAAAAATAGAGACTACTTTCACATAGATAATTTCTCTAGCCTCCAGGAAAAAAGAAAAAGGGTAAGGCTATTAATCACAATAGATTTTGCTATCGCGCTTACGTACAGAGAAGAATCGTATTTGTCTAAGTCAATGAGAATGGAATTGGAGAGAATAAAATCAGAACATCCAATAACTCCTAGATGAGTTTATTTTTAGCCTAACGTATTGATTGCCGTATTTTTAATAAAAAAATATACAACTATGGCAATCCTAATCACACTCCACGTAGTAAAAGGTCATGCAGTAGAGCAAGTTCTTACTGCTGCAACTGCGGTAGACGTAGCTTTCAATACGGCATTTATTGTTGACGCTCAAAGCTTAGATAGCTTCGCTACTCAGCCTTCTGGTGCTAGAACTACTTTCCGTTATGCAGATCCTGCCTCTGGCAGAGGAGCAGATCAGGTAGATGTAACTAATCCTTACTCTGCTGTTGTTGCTGCATCAAACGCTCCATTAGCTTAATCCTAAGCTGATTTACCGTTTTTAGCTGACAATTCTCCTGAATGAATTGCCATGATTGCTTGTGAAGTGATTCTAAATCATATTCGCCTGTGATCATGGCTTTCAGCTTTTCCTTGAAATCAGACCCATAATTTACTATTCCTGGCCGATGCCATTCGGCAGCATCCGGAGCCAAGGTTACAGCTCCCGCATAAGTTCCCTCTATCCACGCATTATTACTGTGACACATTGAATAGGGAGAATTTCTATTTAACATAACAATATTAATACTGCATCTTAAGGTAGGAAGATATGCAATGTAATCAACTACCGATCTGAAGTCATGATATTTCGCATTATGAAACTTTCTAAAGAACAAAGGAGATAGCCCCAGAAAGTCAGCGTGCCACTCATGCTCATTAACTACTTCTACTAGATCATCTGCGAAGTTCTGCACGTCCTCCATATGAGCATAGGAGCCCCTGTGAAGAAGGTTCTGAGCTTTATTGAATACCGGAATCTTATTGAATATAAGTAGTTCATAGGCGTTCCTAATGACGTGAACATTGGTTCCGACTCCAGCTTCGTATTTTAAATATCCGGCAAGAGTTTCTGTGGATACCCAAATCTGATCAGCAAGCCACATACACTCTTTCGCGATATCATGCGTTTGCTTATTATTGAATTCTGAGGCTCCGGCAATGTGACCAGGAACCTCAAAAATATAGTCATCAATATCCACAATTACTTTAACACCCAATTTATTAGCAAGCTTAATATTGTCCAAATCAACCTTCTTGTATGGTGATTTTACAAATATTATGTTAAATAGAATTAAGAAATCCCAGTTCATCGGTTGCCCAGAATAAGGGATTACTTCAATTTCTGGACAATCTTTCTGGAGCATTGCAAAAGGAAGCCTGCTTCGGTAGAAGGAAATAGCACTCGAGGTATTGGCTGTTAGATCTAGAATTTTTATCATTAAATATTTTACTTTTTTTTAAAACCTCACTAATTTCTCAAATTTCTCCACTCCGTAGGCATTCGTTTTCTTAAGCAGCGGGAGCAGCTCATCAGCCCGCATCACCTCCTTGGTGATATTATTTTGCTCCATCCAACTTTTTACGCCCATC